AGATCAGAGAGACAGGCTTCTTTAGTCGTGAAGACGTCAGTCAGTACCTGGGGTCCTTCTTCTTGGACACCGTAAGTGAATATCGTCAATATGAGGACGAACGTATGCATCAGGGGATCAGGGATCAGGGAGCTGTCGGACCGGCCTTCGTGCAGTCCTTGTCGGCGGCGATAGCCGCAGGAGTCGGAGCCTGGCCACCACCTAGAGCGGCTAGTTCGGCTGCCCGTCCGGTGATCGTACCTTCGTTGATCGCGATAGAAGTCGCAGGACCAGAAGTCGTGTTCGAGGCTGAGGTCGCGTTGCCGTTCTGGATCGAGAAGGCGTTCAGACCAGACTTGACACCGCAGAGGTCTTCGTTCGAGATCGGGAGACCCTTGCTGTCGAGAGCAGGGACAGACGCGAACGAACCTTGGATATAACCAGCCTGGATACCAGGAGTAGGAGCACCCGTAATAGCGACACCTCCACCTGTAGTCTTACCAGTGATGATGTTATTCTTCATGACTGAGGTACATCCGACTAGAGATAGACCAGAGAGAAGGATTAGAATTGACTTAGAGATCATTTGGTTTCCTTGATTTCTTTGGAAAGACAGTCTGACTCTGCCTGTCTCGCTATGTTTCTGAGGATATTCTTGACAGGCTCAGAAGCCTTGTCTACTATGATGGCTGTACATGACTCGTCGTCTATGACGACACACTTCGAAGAATAGACACCGAGACCTACGTCGTAACAGGACTTCAGGAGTCCGATCCCTATCGTCTTGACTGACAGGGCGTCTGAAGTACCTCGTGAGACGCTGACACCAAGAAGATAAGGATGGAGGGAAGGTCTTCCGTCTGACGTCGATACTATGACTAGGGCACAACCAGAGAGAAAGAAAGACAGAAGGATTAAAAGACTAGTCGGAAGGATTCTTCTTGTGAGCTTTGGAAGTTCTTGCATACGACCTGTTATGTGCTTTAGTCCCGACTCGCCAGTTCGAAGGCTTGTTATTGAGTGCATGGCCGTCGATGTGTTCGACGTCCTTTCCGTCACCCTTATGGACTTTTCCGGCCTTCTCCATCTGATAGCGGGCCTTATTCCTGGCCTCACGCTTCTTGACTTGTTCAGGCTTCTGGTTGTACTTGTACTGGGCTTTTCGACGGGCTGCTGATTCTACCATAAAGAGAACTTCTTTGGAAAGATTAATAGAAAGACAGAGAGAGGAGTCGAGACGTAGACAGCTTGTCCGAAAGAACTGTAATCTGAGACCCTGAGGACAGACCACGTCCTGTTGGCGTTCTTCCATGTCTGGAAGAGAAGACGTCTCTTGAAGAATGTCAGGACCAAAGGACTGAACCTCTTAGAGGCGACCCAAGGACCTCTTATACCTAAGGGGCCTGGTCGTAGACAGGCATAGTACGCCTGTTTGTTCATCAGAGAGAAGAAAAACCTTAGTTGATGAAGTTAAGGTCTAAATAAATCTATAAATGAATGACTTAAGATTGACTAAGTGATTTATTAAATAATAGACTGAAGTATTTATTAGATGATTGTCTTCAGTAGACTTAGTCATTCGAGGGTGTCTTAACACTCTCTCGTGTATAACACTATTATACCATAAAACGGAGATGAAGTCAACCCCTAAGACGGGTATTTTGTGTATATTTGTGTATTTTTATGGATATTTCTGTATTTTTATAGAATTTTCTTATTTTTTATTCCTGAAATTTTATATAGGTCAAGAGGGTGGTGCATATCACCGTCAATCCCCCCTGCCAAGGCCCCTCCCCTCCCCCTCAAGTAAACTGAAGTCATCCCAAGTAAAGAATTACTTCCCCTTGGTCGGTCTAGACTTCGATATAGTTGACTCAACTGTTAACTATGAGTAGTCTTCAGTAGAAGCTCACTGACGTTGTTTGGTCTGTTCATAGGGGAGAGTACCCGAAATCAGTCAAAGCCTCTGTAGCCTGCTCTCTGTGTCTTCTAGACGGTATTCGCTGGGGAATCTGAGGTAGCGAGAGAGTATCCATACACTTTCAAGGCTCAATCAAGCTGCGAATGCTCTCTCGTTTCATCCCATGTGAACAGTTAACGTGTTGGTTAAATAGCTCTTTCATGTTACGTCGCTAACATCGAGAGACAGTTCTTTCCGGGGTTAGTTAACTCATACGTTAAGTAACTCAATCGTGATCGACTCTGTCATGTAAAGTAAAGCTTCCTTGACGGAAAGGGGTTGACAGAACTAACGACAAGGTGAACGGAAGGATTTCGTTCTTTCTCATCGTGAAGCTACTGAGAGACCTCGGGCGAAGCTATGGCTGAAAGGCCAGTTCTAAGCCTCTTCTAGGTCTCTCAAGGGATGCGTTGAAGCAACGGGGCTGTTCTCTATGTCAGACGCTCAGACAGGCTCTAGAGAGCCACTGAGACTAGAAGGAAACTCCCCATGAAATACTATCTCGCTCTATGCTTCGCCGAAGAGTCCGGGCCGTCGAAAGAATACCTCTGGACTGAGACGTTCGGTTCTACAGACAAGACTGACGTATCAGCCGAGATTGAAGGCTGGAGAGACCAAGCCGACCGTGAAGATTACAAGATCAAGGTCTATCGTAAGACATTCGACCACGAACCTACAGGACGTGAAGTCTCAGACTTCGCCGAAAGTCACTAATCACCTATCAGCCTCGTTACTCCAGCGCATCCCCCCGGAATGTTGAAGCAATAGGGGGTCTTCCTAGACTAGAACTAGAAAGGACATCCTATGTCAGACAACAAAGCACTACTCCAAGGCTACACTAAAGAGGTCATGGTCTATATCTCTACTTATGACCTACACCTATTTGTCAAGCCAGACACAGACTTTGACGATGCGTTCAAAGCTTATGACGCAGACGCCTGTCAATTCTTGACTGTCAACGGCTGGCTAATCTCAGAAATAGAAGACTTGAACTAACGATCTATCATGACTCCCTATTACTCCAGCATTCCGGGACGGAACACTAGCAAGGGGACTCTCTCTTCAATAGAAAGGCTCCCAATGACTAAGATAATCCACGCCTTTAAGACTTTCTCACCGGACATCTTCATCGAATTCGGTCTCTGGCGTAACAAAGCCGGAGACTTACAACTCCTAGTCTGTCTAGGCGCACTGTTACACTTCGGTTACTGTAAGGATACCGGGGGATGGTGGAAATACACGTTCAGACACTAATCTAAAACAATAGAGTCCCCTTCCTTGTGTTCCGAACTAGTAAGTAAAAGGAGAAAGATATGTTCTTAATCTTGACTATGATTCTGTTAGTCGCGGCTGTAGTCATCTTGTATGTCGCCTATGCGATTATCAGGATTGCACTACACTTACTCTTCAACCTCGTCTGTCTCATACTGGACAGGCCATGAAGAGGCGGCCTTACGACTCAGCCCTTGAAGTCATCAACTGCTATCAGCAAGACTACAGGGGATATGAAATCTCGGCTCACCTATCAGGACATGGCGGACTCTCTGTCATAGTCTATGAAGGTGAGCTTTCCGAACTAGTCTGGCGAGGTGACAACATAATCCACGCAAGACTCTGGATTGACGAGCAAGTAAAGGACAGGGCCGATGTCTAAGACTGTGACAATCATCTACACGGATATTCGCGTCAAAGTAGGAAAGGAGTGGATATCCTTTCCGTTCGAACCTATCCCTTTGACGGTCATTGAAGGGACAGGGACTCGTAAGCATATCCACGAATTCCTCAAGGTTCATCTACCTCTAGTGATGTCTCTAAGCTCGGACTTCGATTACAGCCATCATGTCTCACAGTAAACGGAAGCCCTGGACATGGCTCTAAACTGTCCTCTCTCTTGTCTCTACTAGACCATTCATGATAGATCGTTCCTTAGACTGACAGCCGAGCCCCCTAGTGGGGCTTTTTCTTTGTCTACTCTATGACATAATTTGGACACAATATGACCTTATTTCTGCCACAATTCTGCCTCATTCTCGCCACAATCATGTGCTAAGGTGAACAAACAGCGAACAAAAGGCCAACTTCTGTTCCACTCATTATAATGACGCGAGAGACCCTGAATTAAGGCAAAAATACCTCATTCTTGCCACATTCCCGCCACAGTCTGAGCCGATAAGGGGTTTGCTGGCGTCATATGCCAGCTAGGCGGTGTATCCCGCGACGGGCCTCTCCCTCGGGACTTTTAGCTCCGGTGGTCTGACTCGTCTCGGCCTAACCGTGAACATGTCAACCTTTCAGGGGATAACTATGTCCAGACGCGACGAAGTCGCTAAGCGCCCTACCGGGCGTATCGGGCTAGTAAACCTTGCCGGGAAATCCGCCGCTGAACGTCAAGGCAAGGGGCCTGTCCCTAAGCGCGACGTCCTAGGCGATGCTCTCAGCAAGGTCTCTAAGGTCAAGTCGCAGAGACTCGGGAAGCGAGAACGCGAGGCCATGAAGGCGGCAATCGTCGCCGGGGCTGTCCGCCACTCGCAAGCACTGACTCTCGCGCCTATTCGACCTTATGTGACGCAAGAGAGGCTGTTAGGGAACACTCACACAAGGGGCTTTCACGGCCCTGGAATGGCGAGCGGTTCCGAACGGTCTCGCCCTGGAATCGAGAGGTTTTCGCAAGCCGGTTTCAACGCTGGAAAGGCTACGCTCTATCGTGATGGTCGGTCGGACCCTAACGATAAGACGCGCGGGCCGACAACTTGGAACCGTCGCCGCGACCTTCCGTCCTTTGAAGATTAATTTTCAAGGGGTGTTGACAGTCTGAGATACACCCTTTAGGAGGGGTGAGTAAGGGGAACGGAATTGAGGCCGTTCCTATCGGGGGGCCGGGCAAGGGCTCAAGTGTTACCCTCTTGCCATCGTGGTGGGACCTTACCTTAGGTCACTGGCAAATCCTTAAACGGTGCGCCAGTGATGCGAAATGGTGAGACAATCCGTAAATCCTACTAGGACGGAATCCTAGGGACGCTGTCAAAGCTGATAGCCGTGAGAACTTGAAATGGCCTCACGGATGCCACTATCAGGACGCCATAAGAGGCGGGTGCAGCAAAACAGGCCAGAGACTCGTATTACTACAGGCGTAAGCCCAAGGGTAAACAAGTCTCACTCTAGGTAATGCCTAGAGGTGACTAGATCATTTATACGTCCAGAACGTGTCTAGGTGGGCGTCGGGAAACGTTAGATTCAGAAGGTAGCCGCAACGTTAGTCGGCATAATCCCCGAGCGAATAGCGTTTGAAAACCCCGTTACATTCTCCAACTTGATCTAGTCTCCCCTAGGCATTCGCTTAGGCATGACACATACCGTGTCACCATGAAAACGGAGATAGTTGAAATGGAACGCCAAAAGTCGCAATCTGAACTGGCAAGGGAACTCGCCGGGGCCGCCGATGATCCTTCGACCATCGAAGGTACGGCTACTGTCATCGACGCCAACGTCGAAGGCCAGCCGGAAGGTCAAGCCGAGGGCCAGCAAGTCGCCACGGCGACTCCCCAAGCTTTCACTCTGCCCGAGACGCTGACCATCAACGGGCAGAAAATCTCCACCAAGCCTTGGGGTGAGGACAAGAAAGGCAATGCCAAGCTTGTCAAGGCTCACCAGGACAAGATCAAGGCGACGGGTAAGACGCTCGACTCCATGATCCTGGAAAACGCAGTCCAATCGGCTGTCCACGCCAAGCTCTACGGCGATACGTCCTTGATGCTTCGGCTGCTCCAGTCGATTCCGTCCGGCTACCATCTGGACGGCCTGAAGACGTGGCTCCGTGAGGCGAAGCTTCCGTTCAAGGTGGAGACCGACAGGGTCAAGGCCGGTGGCGTCGCCAAGCTCACCATGAAAGAGGGCTGGAACAAGGATGACGCGTGGCAAGGGCTCACCACGGCAAAGCCGGTGACTGAGTACCTCGCCGGGGCGAAGGCCGAGAGGGCGAATCCCGGTAACAATACCGACAACCGGAAGCCGTTCTCCAGTGAAGCCGTGATGACTCTCCTTGGAGTCGGCAACGGAGGAGCCCTCGCCATCATGGGTAACGCCATGAAGAACAACGGCAACCCTTCCCGAGAGGAGTCCCGTCAGTTCAAGGGCGTCGAAGGTGATCCGGAAACCCTCCTGAACGCCATCCATTGGGCGAGAAGGGCGTTCATGTTCGCTATGGCGAATCCCGTCGAAGTCAAGGCGTTGATGGCCGAACAATCGACTATCGCCGCCAAGGCGCAAGCCGCCCGGGAACTGGCGAGGAAGCGCGGGGAGAATGAGATTGCCGCTCGTGACGGCAAGGCTCTCCCGCATCCTGACGTCCAGGACGCCCCGACGGCCGAGGCGACTCCCGAACCGGAGACTGACGTGGAAACTCCGGCTGAACTTCAACAAGCCGACATCAACCAAGCCGAAGGCGAAGGTGAGGAAGCCGCCGCCTGATCTATCACGGCCGACCTTAAGCCGGGGCTCGCCCACTAGCCCCGGTGGAAGCCCTGGACACGGCGGTAAACTGTCCACCTTTTCTTCTAAGGAGGCGGCTATGATCAGAGCGTCTGACGGCGACATCTGTCCTATTGTCAGAGTCACTGACAGGAACAAGGGACAATGGTATACACTCGTTAGGGCGAGTGGCTGGATTCCTACCATTATGCTTAGCCGGTATGTCCCCGCAAAGCCTTTGAATCAGGGCTGTTATATCAGCGAACCCTACTAGGTCCCTCTTCTAGTGTATGTCTGGCGTTGGGGCTAGGCATACTCTTGAAGAGGGAGAGTCGTCATGCGTTAGGATCATAGCCGGTCCGGCTTAAAGGACAACTCACTAGGGAAAGGCAGAGCCCCAAGTGTGCATCGCATCGCCCTGGACATGGCGTGAAACTGTCCTTTCACTAACTATGGGCGGGGAAAGCTGGCGGTCTAGCAGACAGACTGTAAATCTGTCGCCGAGTCTCTCGGAGTGGTTCAACTCCACACCCTCCCACCATCTGTAACAGTGAGCACAGACTGTCTAGAACCCGTCTTAAACGCATTGCCAGCGCAGCCCGACCTCGTCTAGACAGGGGATAAGGCAGACCCTCTGTGCTCTCTCTTACAGGTAGTGAGTGTATCAAATGGACGGATCGGCTGTCTTTAACTAGACTTCCCGCCCCCCACGAATGTCCGGCTTGGTCCGTCCTTTCGATACACTCAATCAGAATCCACGCAACTAGGAGCGTCCCTGAGTACTAGTCAGGGGACAGACAGGTCGGACAGTCTGTCCGTGCGGGTGAGAAGCCCGCTCAAAAAGAAATCATGATAGATCGTCATAGGGAACAGGGACAGACATGGGCCTCCCAAGAATCCGCCACGGACGGTATCGGAACCTAGTCGGCGAGGACTCGTGGGACTTCCAGGTCTCATGGGGACCGTGGGCTTTCGTCATAGGGCGGGGGAGATACTGCCTAGACGACTATCAACCGGCGTTCTATATTCATTTCCAGATCGGGTAGACGATGCGGATCATCGACATTTTGGTATTCTTCGTAGTTTCTCACTTGTTTTGCGTCGCTGTCATGGCAGTCATCCTCCTAGTGATATCGTCGGTATCCGGGGGCTCATTCTGGTTGATGATGCTCGCCGGACTGACGTCATATACCGTGACTCAAGTACTCCTTTTTCTTCGTAGGTGATTTATGAACCGGGCAGATATAGTTTCCGCGTTAAAGCTGCTCGCCGATGAAGTTGAAGAGATGGGACCGACGATGGACTCACTCTGCACACTCTATAAGATATCCGGCGGTATGCTGGACGAACTGAATCGACTGACGGTGAGAGCACCGTCCCAGCCGATGTCTGACGGCCTACTGAGAAAGAATTGGAAGCCCTGAGAGGGTCTCCTAAGACACCCCCTTGCGGGGTTTATTCCATACCTGTCGAGACGCCAGCGGAGTCCTCCGACTTGTCGGAAGCAAGCCGGGCATAGATCGGCAGATGTGGTGAGGCTTCGCCGGGTGAGCCAACAGTAGAAATCACCCGGTACTTTCTAAATGGACACACAGGCTACGACCCCGAGTTAATCACGGTACTCGGTAGGTTCGAATCCTAGTAGACGCGCGACTGTGTGTCCTTTCAGATCGGGGAATGACATGCGAAAGACCGTCCTAGTCATCTTAGGCATCTATGCCTTCGCGCTCGGCCTTGGCTTCGGTATTCTCTATGCCGGGAGTCGTTACAGGTGTCATCAGACTGGAGTGGCACTCGGGATGGAATCGAAGTACGTCCTAGGGGCTGGATGCTTCATCGAATACAAAGGGACGGCTGTCCCAACTGACGACATCAAGACGACGATAACCCTGGTGAAGTCATGACACTCCTAGACGTCTTCTGGATTTGGCTGACGGGTTGGTTCTTGGTGTGTATCTTCGGGTGTTACATCGCATCTGAGGAAAACCCTAAGGATTCAAATGGACTGTTACCAGCCGAACTGACAGCACTTCCGTTCGTCTTCGGGGGTCTGATATGGCCGATATTTCTTGTATGTTGGGTCTCGTCTACGTCATTCATATGACGATCCAACTATTCAGATTCTTACGGACTCAAGGGGAACAAAATGTCTGACGCCGCCGATCAAATCACGACTGTCATGCACAGTATTGAACAGTACGCCGTGAAGTACGGTCCACCGGCTGTCGAAGAAGCCGCGAGGATCGTCCACTACAGGGCTGTCTGGGCGTTGATGGAAGTCGTCGCGTTCTTCGCTCTCGCCTCTGCCTGTGTCTTGATCGGGGTGTTTTCGTTTTGTCGTGGCTTGTATCGAGCAAAGCAAAACGACGATTGTGAGGGCTGGGTGGTCTTAGGGGTAATCAGTATCATCGTCGGACTCGTCATCTTCATTCCGGTCACCCTCAGTCTATGTGATGCTGATCTTTGGATGGCGATCTACGAGCCTAAAATGGCTCTCGCCGCGAAGGTCCTGGATCACCTGACGAGATGACTACGAATAAATTAGTCTTCTGGAAGATCATATTCGTCTCGTCTGTCGTGATGTATTTCGCGGCGGGTCTGGTACGAATTCTAGCGAAGTAACAACCACCATCGGGGATGAAATGAGAAAGATATTCAAGGCTAGTAAGACATTCCCCGTCGAGAAGGGCGAAGTCTTCAAGGTCCGGGACGGTAAGGGACACGCCGTCGAGCGTTGGGCCTGTCTGTGGTTCCATCGGGGTGACGAGAACACCCAAGTCTGTTACAGGATCGACTATATATGAGCGCGAAGTCACGCCATCGAGTCAGGTCTAGACTCCAGGTCCTCGTCTTGTCGATTGTTCTCCTCGCGATGACCTACGGAATTCTCTTCTACATCGGGTATAGACTCTACATGTCGTATCCAAGGTGATCTATCATGCTTCGACGAACCAACCTCTGTGACGGCCCGCGTTTCATCAAGTGGAGGGAACATGCTGCTGATCGGTACCTTGTCACAAATCCAGCACCGGCGACGGTCCCTCAGTCAGACTACCCAAGACAACCCCCTGTACAACCAAGCCTTCCAAGAGACGAGGAAGTCTTTGACTGTCCGCCTAGAACACGTCCTAGACCATTCCAGGCGTGAAACAACTTAAGACATGAGGTCGTGATGTCGATGTTACCGTCGAGGAAGCAAGTCAAGAAGATCATCGAGACTGTCGATGCCGGGCTCGTCCGAGGACTCGGAATACCCTTTCCGGGAAGGATGTGTGTCGAAGCCGCCGTTTGTTACGCCCTCGGGTTAGAACACGGAGACGATCCAGAGTGCGTAGACTACACAATCATGTTGCTCAAGATTGCCTTGAACGACTCTACCTGGTCTTCGAATGCATCTCGGGCGAAAGGTCTGCGGAAGCTTGCAGTTCTCCAACTCGGCACAATTACTGACTTTGACAGTAAACTCTTCGCTAAGAAGGTGTCCGTACTTTCGATGAAATATGCGAAACAGATCAACCCAGATGACAACTCCATGGCTGTCTATGAAGCAGGTAGGTCTGCCGCGTATGCCACTGACGATTATCGACTCGATCTCGCCATCAAGAAAGCCGTCGGGTCTGTCAGGTATTCTGCCAAATTCGTCGCTGCGTTTATAAAGGATGTGACGTGGCCTCTCGAATCAGGCCGTCTCGCTCACGACAAAGTTCTGGCAGATTTCGCAGAAGACGTCGCGAGAATTCTCATCGAGATGAAAGTCCCGGCGGTGAAGTATCTTCCGCTATTAGACTAGAAAGAACCTCCGCTCGCAGCGGGCAACATCCCGGCGGCCTTGTGCCGTGTAGGTCAAGCGAGCCGGCAGTCGCACCAGATGGCGTGAGATCGGTGCCGTCACGAGCAAGACGTTAAAACGTGCGTCCTGAGCATGACAGTAAAAGGCTCACCATCAATACCAGAGTCTAAGATTTCGCTTGACGACTCTCGGATTCGGTGATATAATATCTAAGCCGGTTCGGTATATACCTAAAGATAGAGGCACCTATGACGACTAAGATTCTTGATCTAGACGACTCGTCTTTCAAGACGTATCCGTTCCGGGGACAGACCGTGGATGCTAACGGACGTCAGAGCCGTCATGCTGATAATTATTTCGTGGCGGCTAAGATGCCGTCTGACTGTGGAATCATATGTATCCATGGTTTCTCACCTCTGACGAACGTCTGGGAATATTACAAGAAAGATCAAGAACGAAAAGACCGGGCCGTAGAGAACTACAAGAAAGAAATGACGGAACAACTCCTGTCATTCTGTAACGAACCGACGTTGATGTGGAATCCGGCGTTGATGGGGAGTAGTTACGTCGAGAAGGCTGGTATGGTCTTCGCGTCTCTGACTCAGACACAGGCATACGGTTCGCCGGGCCTTCCACTATACGTCCCACTAGAACCGATACTTCTGGACTGTGGATTCTTCCCGTTGATGACGGCGAAGAACGGAAACTCAACCAACGACGTCCGACTCTACGGTCGGGTCTTCAACAAGTGTAAACACACATGGATGACAGAAGATGAACGACAGACTTTCGAACGACTCTCAACTCTCGAAGAACTTAGATCAAGCCAAGACTGGGGACCTAAGGATTGAGATCAGCCCCAAGACCGAAGTCAACCACGTATTCGTCTATGGTACGCTCCGCCTCGGCGAGAGAGCGTACCAAAAACTAGAAAATAGGACGGAATATGTGGGAAACTATCGAGTCCCTGGTCGTATTTTCAATCTTGGTTCTTTTCCCGGCATACGGCTTGATAGTCCCGGTGTTTTTACTTTTTGTGGTGATCTCTTCAAGATCAAAGACGAAGATGTCCTACAAGCCCTTGACGGATACGAAGGTTATCGTGAAGATGACCACGCCGGAAGTCTATATCTCCGTAAGGTCATCGACGTCCACGGGACTCCAGCCTACGTCTACGAATTCAACAGAGACATCGCGGCGTCGCCGATCCGTTCTGGGGATTGGAAGAATCGCTGAGGCAGAATTGAGTTTAGAGAGGGATAAGACATGAAGTTAGAAATGGGTGATGTCGTCACTCTGGGCATCGAGATTGTCTATGTGGGTGAGAACAATAAGTTCCATTGTGGTCGAATTCTGAATAAAGACGAGCAGAAGACGACTCAACACGTCTATTTCGATTCGACAGACATCCGTCATCATGAGAAGGGTCCACCGAAACCTCCTGTCCCCGGAGAAATCTGGAAGAACAAAGAAGAGTCTGACGGACGATGGAAGATTGCTGCAATCGTCGACGGTGTCGTCTTCTCTTTCTATAAAAATAATCCGTCCGATGACTGGCGTCCTGGTATGTGTCCTTGTACAGTCGCTCATTTCATGGGACTCAAGACTAGGGTGTTATGATGAAATTCCGTGTCGGAGACACCGTCCTGATTGAAGCTCGTGTTGATAGAGTCGAGGATGAGAAAGAACTCATAATCAGCCCCCTCAATCGTCGGTATGACAGATATTCACAGACGGTGAACTACTTTGTCGAGGCAGACAAGACGACTCTCTTAGAGAGGGTAATAAAAGTCGACGACAAATTTCAAAGACTCCGAGACGGAGAAATCGTCAGCGTCTTTGGAATTGACAAAGACGACGTAGTCTTTAGGGTTGGTAGTGATGTCAAGTCTTATCAATCTATGAATCGCAGACTCTTTCTGTCTTCTTTCATGTTGGTGGAAAAATGAAATCTAATCCTGGTGACACTGTCGTCCTCCATGTGACAACCCATAGATACAATCCTGAGACATGGACGACAGTCCATCTCAAGGGAATACATGGGATGATTCATGAATTGTCTGTCATGAATGACGACATCAAGGAGGTCATTCCCAAGCCTCCTGAACCACCGAATCCAGGGGAAATCTGGTTCTGTTGGGATTATGAGACAAAGATCGTCTCTGTACAAGACGACTATGTCTTCTATTTCTATAGTTTACGAAACAAGAGTGATCACTGGATGCCAGCGAAGGCGACCCAATTAAGATCATTCCTGAATACATATAAGAGGAAAACATGAAAATCAAGATCGGTGACCATATCCTTGTTCGGATGCTCGTCTCTGAAGTGGCGGAGAACACCTCTGAGGCATCGAGGAGCACTTTCAAAGCTTATCTCTGTAAACCAGACGGCTCAATGGTATCGTCCAACGGAATGTTGTTCTTCACTGACAAGGTCCATACGGTCCTTCCACGACCCCTGAAGGTCGGTGACACTGTCATCCGTAATATGAATATACCGTCAGACCCTATTCGAATCATCGTCTTTATGAATGACATCATCGTCATGACGAGACGGAAAGACTTGTCTGAGTCTGATTTGTCCGGCTATGTCTCTTGGCCGAGAAAGGACTTCGACAGAGAATTTGTCCTCGTTCCTTGATACTGCCGTCTTCCACGCCAGACGGAACCCGATACAGAAACTCCCTAGGATGGCGGCCGTCTTCAGTAACGGCCGAGATTTCACTGTCGGTCTGAACCAATTCAAGACCCATCCTCTTCAGGCTCGTTTCTGCACACACCCTGACAGACTCTATCTCCACGCCGAGATTCACGGGCTCGCGCGGGCATTCCAGAAAGGGATTACGATAGATCGTGTCGCAATCGCCCGTGTTCTTAAAAACGGACAGCCTGCCCTCGCAAGACCATGCCTGGGCTGTATGGCTGCCCTTGATGCGTTTGACATAAAAAGGATCGAATGGACTGAGTGATGTTTACGTATGTCCGTGGCACCGGCTGTGGGGACTGTGGTGTCTATTCTCAAATCGCCGGCCTCTCTAGAGAAGCAGTCGGAAATGAACTCAAGAGGTTGGCGAGTAAAGACTTCCAATTCTCAGGACTTCCAGGAGAACCCGAGAATCAAGATCACTATACTGAACAAGGAAAAAAGGGTGTAATAGCCCCTCCACATTATCCGATGTACAAGAAGGCGTTCGTCTATGCCGTCTTGATGGGTTCCCAGATGTTGAAGTACGAGGACCTATTTCTAGACGTAGGATTCATCAAGGTCGGACAACGTCCTAATCCGGCACACCCTCCGGGATCAAATCTCGGCTATTACCTCTGGATCAATCCATATCCATGCCCCGTCAATTCAGAGATGCCTAGATCACCTTATTTACCACCTCTGGAAAAAGGTGAGAAGGGTAGTCTCAAAGAACTCCAACAACCTCAATATAAAGCCGCGTTCCAAGAAGAGGAAGTCTGATGTTTCAACGGTCTGGTGTCGTCGATTGTTGCGGCGCACAAATCATCCATGGTTTCGGTTTTCGTGATTCTGACGATACAGAAGGTGAAGACGACGAACTCAATGAAGAAGCGTTTGAATACGTCAAGGAAAAGTATGCCCAGGGTCTGAAAGACCAAGTCGCAGCCGGAAAGCATCTGGCGTTCTCGGTGGCTTTCCTGAACGGATACCAACATCAACGATTCGGTCGTCTTCTGAAAGAACAAGGCTTCCAGTGTACGAAGCCTTCTGTCAACAAGAACCACGACCACAGGATTTATCTATACTTCCTGAAGAACAACCCAGCCTCGGAGAACACATTCAACGATGACGACCCAGAATAACGACAAACTGTCTGTCTTCATCCAGGGGCCTGGACAGTTCGGCTTCGTCCAGATGTTCGCCCAGAAGAAAGACGAATACTACGGTGTCAAAACAGCCGCCGAAGCCGACATCGTCCTCTTCACCGGCGGACTCGACATCAACCCTGAATTGTACGGTGAGAAGCCGTTAGGCACTACGAGATTCGATCCAGAAAGGGACCGACAAGATGTCTCTGTATTCGAGAATTCGACACGCCGTCATAAGTTTCTTGTCGGTGTGTGTCGCGGCGCTCAGTTTCTGAACGTCATGAACGGCGGCCGTCTGTGGCAACACGTCGGCCAACACACTATCGACCATCCTGTCGTCGACATCAAGTCTGGTCGGGTCATTCCGGTGTCTAGCACACACCACCAGATGATGATGCCGAATTCGAAGGGTGATCTCATCCGAGTAGCGGCGACGAATCAAGCCCGGTTCAAACGTGGATCGAATTGTGGCTGGGACGCCATAACAGACCCGAAGTTCGGACTGAAAGAAATCCTCTTCGACGACGAAGTCCTCTGGTATCCGAATAACAGGTCTCTGTGTTTCCAACCACATCCTGAATATGACGGTTACCCTGAGTGTACGAAGTACTTCTTCGAACTACTCGACCGTTTCTTTGATCGGAAGGACGAACAATGACCCCAGCCCCTAAGTGTCGAGTCCTCGTCAAACTCACTCTGGGTGACAGTGTGAATTTTTCCGGTGTTAAATACTGGAATGCTCTCACTTCGGGTGGTCGTTTTTGTTATCTCACACCAGAGGACATAAAGGAAGTCCTTCCCCCTCTGCCTGAACCACCAGAGGTCGGCCAGACATTCATATTCAAGGGAAGTACTCTCCCTAATTGGACTAGAAAAATCGTCGCCATCGAAGAGGGTTACGTCTTCTCGTTATCTTATAACGGTGGTGTTCTATTGAAGAGTCACCCAGCGCCGACATCCATCGACCGTTGGAACGAGACGTTCACCCGAATCTAAAACCCAGGAGAGACTACAATCTGCGGCTTAGCAGGAATCGCCGGAAACCTCTATTCACCGGACTGTGACGCATTTCGAGACCTTCTATACATGACGGCTCTCCGAGGTGATGACAGCACTGGTATCGCCGCCGTCGATGGCGGATTCAACACGAGGTTGTTCAAGGCGACTATTCCATCATACGACTTCGTCAACACGAAGGGCTTCCATCAACTAGTCAACCCGAGTGATCGTGTCATCATCGGACATTGTCGGAAGGCGACACAAGGAAAGATCAACTACGACAACGCCCATCCGTTCGAGTTCAAGAGTCTAGTCGGATGTCATAACGGGACCCTGTCTAGGTCGAGTAAGAACGCCCTACCCGGTAACACACACTTCGACACAGACTCTGAGAGCATCTTTCATGCGTTCGAAGACATCGGTTACGACGAGACGTTGAAGCTGATGTTCGGAGCTTGGGCTCTGACGTGGTACGACAAGACTTACAAGCGATTGAATTTCTTGAGGAATCATCAGCGTCCTCTCTTCTATGCGTTCTCTGAGAACCGACAGAAGATTTTCTGGGCGTCTGAGATTCCGATGCTCCACGCCGCACTTCTTCGGAATGCGATCAAGTACGACAAGGTCTATGAAGTCCCGGCGAACACGGTTCTCTCTTGGGAGATTCCGAAGGGTAGTGGCGTCTTCGAAGCTCCAGAGAGGGAAAAGCTGGAGGGTAGGAAGGACGATTTTTTTCGCATCAGCCCAACCTACGAGAGTGGATCGACGAGCAGTTCGGAATTTGAGTACGGACAAGTCTCGGCAGGATACGGAGCACCTCCTTTTAACTGGGACCCCAAACGACAGAACGGATACTACTGTAACAACAGGAAGCGTTGGATTCCCTTCGACGAGGCTCTCAAGGAGAGAGCGGAAGAGAGAAAGGCTATTGCTCAAGCAGGAACGACGTCGACTGCGGTGTCCACTACCGTTCTGATTCCTCCGAATCCAAACATCCCACACCGGAAGGAATGTATCTGTCCTAGGTGTAAACCTATCGTGATCCCTGTCTCGACTACGGCAGTACCGACGACAGTCGGTGAGCGTCTCTTCGGAGGAAAGACACCGGAAGAACTCCGAGAAGAATTCGCACAGACTATCGAGAATCAGACTGATACGATTCTAGAACAAGCGCGAGAAATCACTGAGAAAGTCAACGAGACCCACGAAAAGAACGAAGCCCATGAAGTGATCAGTCTCGCTGATCGTGTCCGTGAGAACAGGAAGCAGAAGCACCGTCACATCCATGCTCACGACAACAAGAAGAATCGTCAACTGACGTACATCGACGAGCACGGCGACAAGTTATCTAAGAAGCAGTTCGAAGATCGCACCGTCGAAGGTTGTAACTGGTGTGGAGACGACATCAGTTGGCAAGACCCTTGTGTCTTCTATCTGGGTCAAGTCTATTGTATCGATCATCTAGACGACGTAGACGAGAACGTCGCTGCCATGTTGAAGCAGGGCGGACGAATCATCAAGTAATAATCGCATCAAACTAGGACAGGACAGAGATGCAAATCAAGATCGGTTGTGATCCCGAGATTTTCCTTTATAACCCTAACAGCGGAGCACCAATCTCGGCTCACATGGCAGTACCTGGGACGAAGGAGAAGCCCTTCAACGTCCCATACGGTGCTGTCCAAGTAGACGGAACGGCCGTCGAATTCAACATCAACCCTGCGGTGACGTCACACGAGTTCATCCGAAATATCCAGTCTGTCATGAAGACTCTCCGAGAAATGACAGCAGAGACGACTCCAGGGTATGTCTTCTCGGACTTTCCTGTCGCAGTCTTCGACGAGACATATTTCGAGACCATCCCAGACTTCGCGAAGGAACTCGGGTGTAATCCAGACTTCGACGCCTGGATGCAACAACCGAACGTTCCCCCTGACTGTTCTCAACCGATGAGGACTGCCGCAGGTCACATCCACATCGGATGGACAGAGAACCATGAAGTGACTGACGTCGCCCACGTCATGGACTGTATGGCTGTCGCTCGACAACTCGACTATTACGTCGGGATGCCATCTCTGATATGGGACCACGATAACCGTCGTCGGACGATGTACGGTCGAGCCGGAGCGTGTCGGATCAAGCCGTACGGTGTCGAGTACAGGGTTCCGAGTAACGCCTGGTTGAGGTCTGAGAAATTGATGAAGTTCGTCTTCGATAACTCGGTCAAGGCGACTCGTGATCTCTTCGACGGTAAGTCAGCCGAGAGCATGTACCAGAACCATGCCCAAGACATCATCAACTGTAACGTCATCGACTGGCACACGACGGTCCACGGAAAGAATCTATCACAAGCCGTCGGACTTGATCTGTCGGTTCTTCAGGGGTAAGACATGCCTGCGTATGACAACATAGAAGAATGCAACTATCGTCTCCGTCATACTTACGTCATCTATGACGGACAGGCTGCGTTCGTCGACAGAGAAACTACTGTCGAGGTCGGCGGTGAACGGAAGGTAGCTGTCAGATTGTCCAGACTTCCGTACAGCGAGTCTAAATTCTTCATCGTACCGTTAGAAGACGAGCGACTCATCTATACGGTCTTCCCGTTGGGTTACATCAACTACGGAGACCGGGGAGCGACTTATCTCCGTCGTGTCGCGATGAGAGGACGACAGCAAGGTGTGAACCAACGTAACGTCGTGTATCAAGACGACGAACAGACGTACCCGTCACACTTCTCGTGGAACAACATCCTTCAGACAGACTATCTGAATGACCTCGTGTCAAACAAATATCCGTCGATGGAAGAAGCCGTCAAGAAGTCTTCTGATCATTACAAGACGCATGAATTCGTCCGTCCTTGGGCGGTCCATCGGAGGTTCTCAGTCGCCGTAGACGGATTCGGAAGTCAGAACCTCTATTACAAAGGAAGCCCCGTCGCTCGTCGTCATGAGAGTCAACAGTTCGTCCTTCCTGAACGGTGTCGACATCTCCTCGAATCACTGAATGAAATCGGAGTCCCTGTGAAATGACTTGGTACGACAAGACAATCTATGATCTCTTCGGTCTTAGAAATGTCGGACATAAGGTAGAAGGTGAAGTCGGAATCGAGATCGAACTCGAAGGATTGAATCTTCCTGCCGGGGCGATGCAGTATTACTGGAACGCCCACAACGACGGATCACTCCGTCCGTTCCAAGGTCATAACCCTCAAGAATATACGTTGAAGCGGGCAATCTCCCGTGACGACGTCTTGAAGTCACTCGAATATCTGAAGAAGAAACTGACGTCGTCTTTCGCTGAAGTCCAGTTGTCACAGAGGACGTCTGTCCATGTCCACGTCAACGCCCAGGAGTTGTCGTTCCGTCAAGTCATGACATGGCTGACGTTGTATTACATCTTCGAAGAGGTCTTGACGGACTACGTCGGAGGTAAGCTCCGTTCTGGTAACCTCTTCTGTCTGAGGTTGAAGGACGCCGAGAACGTCTTGAATCTTCTGGGTCAGTCGTTGAAGAACCAGAATGTCGGTTATCTGAACGACCCTGAACACCTGAAGTATCATGCGTGTAACGTCGCCGCTCTCGCTAGTTTCGGATCGCTCGAATTCAGACAGCACCGAGGATGTGACAATCCGACTGATATAAGCCGTTGGGTCTCGATACTTCTTCGGTTGAAGGACGCCTCACTCGAATATGACAACCCTCAAGACGTCGTCAGAGAGTTCTCTCAGAAAGGTCTCCAAGTCTTCTGTCAGAATGTCTTCCGTGATTTCAACTATCTCCTCTGGCGTATTCCAGACTTCCAGGCAAAGCTCTGGGAAGGTCTCAGGTTAGCTCAGGACCTAGCCTATGCGATCCCAGTCTGGGCTCCGAAAGGAGAAGGGAAGATCGAGGAGAAGAAAGAACGTGAACCTGGTGGATGGGATGCTGAATTCGATGGTGCTCTCGCTGCTGGCCGACTAGATATACAGGCGCAACGTCCGATGCCACTTAGGCATAGGTTTGTAGATATTCATGATCTAGTCCCTCCCGCACCAGTCGAAGAAGAAATCAGAGTCCGCGAACATGACAGACTCAGGGAGAGGATTAGGGCCGCGGAACTCCTTGCTGGTATTGGTCTCAATCCGAACGGTCCACGAGCACCTGAACCTGCTCCACAACCTCAGCCCCAACCACCTCGTCGTCGTGCTGCTCGACCGCGTCGGATATTCGACGACAACCTATAGGAGATCAGGTGTTATATCTCTATTCATCGAGACCAAGCAACGGAATGAAAGCCCTGGCTGTCGCCGGAGGCTTCAGGAGAATACGACGTGAAGGATCAGCATTCAGACCTCGGTCCGGCAGAACGGTCATCAATTGGGGTTGTTCTCATCTTCCTGACTCTCTGTTTGGTTGTCGTGTCATCAATAGTCCTGAGTGCGTCGGTCGGATGGCCAACAAGCTTGAGTTCTTCGATCATATGCATGACAGTGGTCGTTGCGTTCCTTGGACAGACGAGAAAGAAGCCGCCGAAGAATGGCGGAGAGAAGGACATGTCGTCGTCGCCAGAAAGGTCTTGACAGGCCATTCTGGTAATGGTATAATTATATGTGGAGACGAAGATGAGACCGAGTTACCACAGGCGCCGCTCTATACGAAATACATTAAAAAGGACTCTGAATACCGTCTGCATTTTGTCGGAGGGGAATGCATTGACGTCCAGAGAAAAATCCGTGACCCTGAGAAAGAACCCACAGACTGGAAGGTTCGATCTCACGTTAACGGGTTTATCTTTGCGAGAGACGGTGTCGTTGTTCCAGACGATGTCAACGACCAAGCGAAGTTGATCTTCGATGCTTCTGGTCTTGATTTTGGTGCTGTCGATGTTATTTATAATCGCAAGCAAGCCTCCGCCTACTGCCTAGAGATCAACACAGGTCCCGGTCTCGAAGGCCAGACGATCCAAAAGTACGCAGAAGCATTCAGGAAACACTACTCATGAGAATGAACATCGAAGATGTCATAGGTGAACTCACCAGCCTCCCTGGATGTTCACAAGTCGTCGTCTCACATTCGGTCTACGTTCCTAAAGACCACAGGGGTAACGGTGTTGGGACGAAGGCCAATCTGGAACGTCAGAGGATAGTCTTCGACGAATTCGGCTATGACATGATGATCTGTACCGTAGATCGTGAGAATGTCGCTCAACGACATCTCCTAGCTTCTACAGGCTGGAAACTCTGTGAAGCGTTTGATTCACGAAAGACAGGACATACTGTCGAACTCTGGTCGTGTGTGAGGAAGAGAAATGACTGACAAAGCACAGATATACGCAATAATCTTGGCAGCATTCTCCGGAATAGTCTGTATAGTCTCGTGGGTAGGTTGGTCGTGTACAGACATGAAACACTATTCATGGGATGACGACGACACGACTCTACGGAATCGACAGGTCAAGAAAGTGACACTCCGAATCGGAATCGTGTCATTTCTTCTCTGTCTGGCTTTCACATTAGCTTCAGTATAAAAAGAAGAGGAAGACTCCAATTAAGTGCCATATCTGTAACGCCGAGATGAACGAAGTCCGTCTCGATCCACGAGACAAGAAAATCATGCCGTGTACTGAGTGTCTCTCTGTAGTCCAAGAAACGCTCCAGGATTACGACAAGGAAGCAAAGATCAACTCTATCGAGAGTTCACTGTCCGAATACGACGAAGAGATCGAAGTAGGTTTCGGTCGTTGGGGGACGCCGAGTTTCATGAAGAGGTAACTATGTCACTTCGAGTCTCGTCTGATACTGAGATTTCGTTCGAATCATTTATCTTTCCAGGTGGAGAAATCCACGTCAAGTTATACACAGATAAGATTCCGAAGTCTCTTAGTCGTATTCTGATCAGGGCTGATCTGAGGAATTCGGCGGACGTCATGGAGTTGCTCGTCATGACAGACTCTCTCCGGCGGACATACGGATACATCCCGATCAACCTCGTCTGTCCGTATGTCCCGTATGCCAGACAGGACAGAGTCTGTGCTCCTGGTGAGAGTCTGTCGTTGAAGGTCTTCGCTGATCTGATTAACGCTCAGAAGTATGACTCAGTCGAAGTCTGGGACATCCACAGTGAAGTCGCTATGGCTCTACTCGACCGTTCGTACAATGTCAGACAAGAATCCTTCGTCAAGGGAATCAGAAACCTCCCGAAGCGTACTGTCATCGTCTCGCCTGACGCCGGAGCGTTGAAGAAGATCAACGCAGTCTCGAAGGTCTTAGGTCTCGATGTCCTGAACGCCGACAAGAAACGAGACGTCGACACAGGTGAGATCACTGGTACAGTCCTCCATATCAACGGTCGCTTGTCAGACGAACCTTGTCTGATAGTCGACGACATCTGTGACGGAGGTCGGACGTTCATCGAACTCGCTAAAGAGTTGAAGCGAAATGGTTCTGGATCAGTCTCTCTCTATGTGACTCACGGTATCTTCAGTAAAGGGTTCAACGTCTTCGATGATCTTATCGACAAGATTTATTGTCCGAACGTCTTCGGTGACGTATCAGACTGGAAACTAGAAAGAATCTGATCATGAAACTCTCTCCACTACATGCGACAGACTTCTACAAGACAGGACACAGACAACAGTACCCTCCGGGGACTGAACTCGTCTACTCGAACTTCACCTGTCGTTCTGACAAGTTCGCGAGTGTCCTTCCTGACTTCGATCACAAGGTCGTGTTCTTCGGACTCCAAGGTGTTTGTCAGTGGTTGCTGACAGACCTATGGAACAAGGAGTTCTTCGACAGACCGAAGAAAGAGATCGTCAGTCGTTATCGACGTCGGTTAGAACAATCGCTCGGACTGAAGAACGTCGATGTCTCACACATCGAGGAACTTCACGATCTAGGATTCCTCCCGTTGTCGATCAAGGCCCTCCCAGAAGGTAGTCGAGTCGACATCCGTGTCCCGTTGTTTACGATCAAGAACACAGACCCTCGTTTCTTCTGGTTGACGAACTACGTCGAGACACAACTATCCGCCTCGATCTGGAAATCTATCACGTCGGCGACGACAGCCTATGAATATCGTCGTCTGATCGAGAAGTACACGAAGGCGACTGGAGCAGACGAAGGTTTCGTTCCTTGGCAGGGACATGACTTCTCTATGAGAGGTCAGTCGGGTATCTACGACGCCGCTCAGTCTGGTGCAGGACATCTCCTGTCATTCACAGGAACAGACACAGTCTCCGCGATTGACTACCTCGAAGACTACTACGCCGGTGGAGAGACGTTCGTCGGTGGCTCAGTCCCTGCTACAGAACACTCAGTGATGTGTATGGGCGGACAAGACGACGAAATCGAGACGTTCAGACGTCTAGTGACTGAGACCTACCCAGAAGGGATAGTCAGCATCGTGTCTGACACCTGGGATTTCTGGCAAGTATTGACAGAATTCACTGTCGAGTTGAAGGAAGAAATCCTTTCTAGGACTGGTAAGGTAGTCTTCCGTCCTGACTCTGGTGATCCTGTGAAGATCATCGTCGGTGATCCTGATGCAGAAGAAGGTTCTCCTGCTTACAAGGGTGCAGTCGAATGTCTCTGGGACGTCTTTGGTGGGACTGTCACTGAGAACGGTCACAGGACGCTCGACAGTCACGTCGGACTGATCTACGGAGATTCGATCACGCTTGAACGTGCTACTGCAATCCTCGAAGGTCTGAAGCAGAAGGGCTTCTCGTCTGGGAATGTCGTCTTCGGTATCGGAAGTTATACGTACCAACACGTCACGAGGGACAACTTCGGAACCGCGATCAAGGCGACGTTCGGTGTCGTCGACGGGCAAGACAGAGAACTCTTCAAAGACCCGAAGACAGACTCAGGGCTGAAGAAATCTGCCCGTGGTCTCCTCCGTGTCGAAGAAGAAGACGGAAAGTTCATCCTCTACGACCAACAGACACACGAACAAGAAAAGTCGGGCCTTCTGAAAGAAGTCTTCCGGAACGGTCAGATCGAGAACTATCAGACGCTAGAACAGATTCGTAACAGGTTATTCTCCTGAAAGGAAAGACGATGCTAGAGAATGAAACACCAGAGAACCAATCCGATTACATCGAAGTCGACGGAGACTTCCTAGACGACCAGAAGGACTTCTTTGATGACGATCTACATGAACTAGACATCAACAGGGTCCTACAAGACGATTATACGCAAGACATTTGAGGACAGAGAGTCGATTTCGTGGGCATCAGTCTTGCCCGACTTGTGGAAGTTCTGACGCCCTAGCCGTGTATGACGACGGTCATACTCATTGTTTCTCGTGTTCTACAACTACTCAAAGAAAGAAGAAACCACAACAAGTGGACGAATTCAAAACTAAGACAGGCATCAGACCTGTCGCTCAAGATTTCTCAGAGTTGAAAGACAGGGGAATCTCTGCCGCTACGGCGGCTAAATATGGTGTGTGGACTGACGGTGAACGACACCAATATCCTTGGTATCGAGACGGCATCCACGCAGGTAATCAATATCGTATCATCAATACGAAGGACTTCTTCACCGAAGGTAAGGTCGGTGCAGACTGTCAACTCTTCGGCCAACAACTCTTCGAACCTGGTTCTGCCAGGGCTGTGACGATCACAGAAGGTGCCTGCGACGCCATGGCAGCCTTCGAGATGTCAGGTAGTCGATTTCCTTGTGTCGCCGTCAAGAGTGCTGACGGGGCTGCCAGACAGTGTGCGAATAACTTCGAATGGCTGAACTCCTTTGACAGGATTGTCGTCGCCCTAGACAAGGATGACGCAAAGGTCAACCCGACTACCGGAGAAGTCCGCTATCCCGGTCAGGAAGCCGCTCTGGCTGTCGCTGCGCTGTTCCCACTCGGAAAGGTCCATGTCCTCACACTGAAGGAGTACAAAGACCCTAACGACTATCTCCTTCATGGGAAAGCCCAAGGCTATATCCAAGAGTGGTGGCAGGCTCCGGTCTACACACCTTCTGGTCTGAAGCTAGGACGTGATCTCTGGGACGAAGTGTCGAAGCCTCGTGAAGTCGAGACGATCTCTTATCCTTGGGCAGGACTGAATGAAAAGACTTACGGCGCTAGGCTGACAGAACTAGTAATCCTGACGGCTGAGACTGGTGACGGTAAGACGACTATTCTCAAAGAAATTGGACACCACTTCCTCGAAGAACTCAAGCGAGAGAAGAAAGACTATGGTGTCGGTTTCATGATGTTGGAGGAACCGAACTATGATACTGCTCTCGGGCTCATGTCTATTACAGCTAATCGTCCTCTGCATCTTCCTGATGTCCGATCCTCCGTTAGTACAGAAGAACTACGTAAGTACTTTACTGATACTCTTGACAGTGACAGGGTTGTCGTTTGGGATCACTTCGGGTCTAACAGTGTACATGAAGTTCTTGCCAAAATCCGCCATATGGTGGCCATGGGGTGCAAATATGTTTTCCTGGACCACCTTAGCATTGTCGTCTCTGATCAAAGTGGAGACGAGCGAAAGCAACTAGACGAGATCGCCACTAAGATCAAGACACTCTGTATGGAGTTGTCGATCTTTGTCCTAGCTGTGATCCACCTGAATCGTGAGGGTAAGATCAGAGGTTCTGCCGGTGTCGAACAATTAGGTAATCTAGTTCTCAAATGTGTCAGAGACAAGGAAGACGCCGACGAGACTCGGAGGAACACGACTAAGTTGATGGTACAGAAGAACAGGTTTACAGGTCGGACAGGTCCAGCTTGTCACCTCTTCTATGACTCGATGACTGGTCGTCTCGTCGAACTCTCGAAAGAACAGGCGATGAACTACGAACAAAAGACGTCACAGGAGATATGGGCGTGAGTAAATCAGCAGAATTCTGGCTCGATGTATCCACTAAAGAAGGTCTCAAGAAGAGTTTAGAAAGTTTGATTCTTAAATGGACTAGTAGTAATGATGGTCAAGTCATTACAGATGGAGAAGAATTACAGAACTTTCTGACACGTCATCTGTGGCCTTATCTGTCTGAGGATTTCGGAAAGTCCGATCCGACTCATTCATTTGAGACACCATGACAATGAGAACTCCGTCAGATGTTGCAGATGATTGTATGATGATGGTGAGAGTTTGTAACGCATCGATGGCCGTTTGTAAGTTACTTGATGAAGCTTCACAAACTATAAATAGAATCCTGACTGAACAGGACAAGGAAACGAATGTATCTAAATTGGGAACAGAACAAATCTAAATACAAGATCATAGACATTGAAACAGATGATCTCAAAGCTACCGTTATTCATTGTGCGGTTGTTATATCTTGCCATGACGGTGTTGTCCATCGCTTGGTCGGTCGAGACGCCGTTCTTAAGTTCATTCAAGAAGCGGATCGAGACACGATATGGGTAGGCCATAATGCTCTCTCTTTCGACATTCCTACGATTAATCGTCTGTTGGGGACTTCTATTCCCGTTAGTCGTATTCTGGACACTCTTGTACTTAGTTATCTATATCATCCTCGTCTTCCCGGTGGTCATAGTCTGGAGTCTTATGGAGAGCGTCTTGGGATTAAAAAAGAAGGTGTAGGTATTGAAGACTTTACACGATACACGCCTGCTCTACTGGAGCGTTGTGTTTCTGATGCTAGGATTAATTTCAAGCTGTTGGAAATTCTAACGAGGAAGATGCGTCATGTCGGTTTCTCGGAAAAGAGTTGCTACCTCGAACATAGAATTCGCCACGTCATCGACAAGCAACAACGGAATGGATTTCACTTTGATACAGGCGCAGCTAAGTCTCTGTACGCCTCGCTTAGAACACGCCAGCAAAGTCTTGAAGAGTCTATCCGCGAAATCTTCCCGGCTGAACTCGTCAGAGCTGGCGACTATCAGTATCGGGTTACAAGAGATGGACGACCATATAGCAGTTATGTACGACACCTTGAAGAATATGACAAAGTAGAGCACAACAATGACGGAACATACTCAGTCTATGAACACCAAGATTTTAACATCGCGTCTCCTCTCCAGCGTCTCCGTCGTCTCACTGATCTGGGCTGGGAACCTAAGAAGTTCACCAAGAAAGGTAATCCCCAAGTCGACGAAGATTCTCTGAAGGACTTCGCGAAGACTCTCCAAGGAGAGACGGGCGAAAAGATCACCGCCATCGCTGACTATCTCGTAGTCTTCGGTCGAGCTAACATGATCGACACTTGGCTGAATCACGTCTCTGGAGATTCGAGGATTCACGGCAAGGTCTTCTCTTGTGGAGCAGCTTCAAGACGGATGACTCACACGGGACCGAATTGTGTACCGTTGTATTCTCAAGCACTTACTCGAAATGGTTGGAGATATTATAATGAGTTAGTTGTCGGTGAAGATATTCTAGCATATGACTTAAACACTAAGACTAAAAAGTGGACGCCACTACTTGACGTCTCAACTTTTGATCAAGCAGAAATATATAGTTTCGGTCAGAAACATCCTGATAAAAGATTCTTTTGTACGCGAAACCATTCGTGGGTCAATACAGCTAGAGATAGTTCTGGTCACAAAAATGATCTTAAAGAAAAACTAGTCGAAGCACACAAACTTCGACATAACGCTCGAATTAGAATTAATGCTCCTTTCGATAATGATGTCAAAGAGTCTGACTTTGAATTAATCCAAGAGAAATATGAAAGAGACTGGACATCGGAGATTTGTAAACTCTCTGATCCAGAACTCAAAGCTATGATGCAAGGGTTCTTATTAGCTGATGGGTGTCGTCCTAGAGGACGTGAAACCTGGACTTTTGCACAAGCTGAAGGATCGTTGTTAGATGCGTTTCTGACATGCTTATATCTTATTTCAGAGACACGAATTTCTGCTTGTCAGAAAAGAAAACTCAAGGGTTTGAATCAACGGATGGGTTATAACGTAGTCCAAACGAAAAGTGTCTTCATGCGGACGAAGGACATGTCTCTCCGTTATGAGGGAATTGAACCTGTCTGGTGTCCTACGACAGAATTTGGTACATGGGTAATGAAACAAGATGACTTCATTACCATAACGGGTAACACAGCTAACATACCAAGCACCGAGGCAGAATATGGACAAGAATGCCGCCGCCTTTGGACAGTTCCGGATCACTCCGTATGGACGCTCCTTGGGTACGACGCCAAGTCAATTCAGATGCGATGTTTCGCTAACGTTCTACCTGACCCTTCAACAGGTCGAAGATATTACGACACAGAATTCTGCCCAGACCCACATCAAGAGAATGCTGACATCATTGGTATCGCTCGAAAACCTGTCAAGAATGTCTTCTTTGCTAACCTCTTCGGTGCGTATCCTCCGAAACTGGCGTCAACAGCGGGTATGGTTGGTACTAGACAAGAAATAGAAACTTACGGGACTTGGATTCAGGAACAGATGTATCTAGTCTGTCCTGGTCTTAAAGAGGCTACAGAGGCCGCACAGGCCGAGTTCGATAGGAACGGAGGGTTTCTACTCTGTCCTGACGGAGGGTACGTCAGGTGCCCTAACAGGTCTGCTGCGCTCAACTATAAGATTCAACCCGCAGAAGCCATCGTCATGAAGACCGCCTCAGTCATGATAGATCAAAAGGGTCGTGAGAAGGGAATCGAACACAGGAAGGTCGCTGATGTCCATGACGAAGGACAACATCAAGTCATCCATAGAGATGCAGAAGAACTCGGAAAGATCACCGAGGACGCAATCAGAGACGCCGGTGAGGAACTCAATTTCCGTGTCCCACTCGCCGGATCATTCAAGATCGGGCCTACGTGGGCAGAGACACACTAGATGGGGTATTCGATCTTGGTTAGCTGGTTATTAAAAAGTAGTTGACGACAAGCGTATAATTTGATATAATAATAATAGGAAAGAAAATGAATCTACTGACTATGTTTAAGAATCTCTTCGGTACGAAGACGGTAACTTCTGTCCTCCTGAAGTTTTCAAAGCTCCAGAGTGATCTAGAAGACGTCTTGGATTTTCACTCCGAACTGGCTGACTTCCATGCCCATGAGGCCGAAGTCCAACAGAAGCTGTCTATCCAGGCTACGAACGCCCTGAAGGCAGTACAGACACTACTAGGCAACTGATTAAGTAAGTAACCAAGGAAAAACAATGCTAATTCAAGGCAAGAGTCTTTGGGCGAAAATTACTGGCTCGCCCGTAGCCGGATATGGCAACACATATAACGAATGGACGGTCGATCTAGTCGTCGACAAGAAGACCCAAGAAGCTCTTACGAAGGCCGGTTTCACCGGGACGTTCAAGCAGACGAAGGACGGTGAGACTTTTATCCGTCTACGTCGGAAGGAACTGAACGGTAAGGGTGAACGAAACGCCCCCATCGAAATCATCGACCATCATGGTCAACCCTGGGGTCGTGACAAGATCGGTAACGGCAGTACTCTGAACGTCTCGTTGTCTATCTTCGAGAACAAGTTCAAGAACACGTCTGTCTGGGTCAACAAGATTCAAGTCTGGGACCTAGTCGAATACGCCGGACGTGAAGAAGATTTCCCTGTAAAGAACCAAGCCGAGACTAAACAAGAAGCTTGGGATGAACCTGAAGGACTAGAAGAGGTAGCTTAATGGAAGAAAATCAAGTAGTGTATGAAGAAGCTCAACGTCGTTATACGGCGCTGAATTGGGCCATTGGTCTCTCTGGAGAGAACGGCGTACTCAAGACTGTTCCTGAGATCACTAACGCTGCTGCTGTCTTCTATAACTTCATCATCAACGGTCCCCCACAGGTCGTGATTAACTAGAAGAATTGGGGTTGTCAAGTAGGCACACACCTCAGAGTCAATTATATGATTTTCCTACTTTCCCATATAAGCAGACGAATTGCAGACGTAGGACTTGTCAGGTGTCCCCAATTTTATTCTTAGAGGCATAATGAGACATTACAAAATCAGATTTAAGACTGAAGTCCAAGGTATAAGGACTGTGTCTGCACAAGTCCTCGCAGACAACGAAGCACATGCCAAGAGGCTCTTCTCCGAGAAGCATTACGAGAGATATCTCGTGACTGAACAGGTCCTCGTAGAATCTCCAATCGAAGACAGTTTCGAGATCGTCGAAGATACAGGGGCTTTTGACGTTGTCTGACATTTATGACGCCTAAGGCTCCTACACAAAATCGTATCTGTCGCTCTTGTAAACTTCAGTTTGTAGCACAAAATAAAAGATATTGGTATTGTGCATTTTGTTCAACTGGATCAGGATTGACATATACACAGAGAGCTTATCGTAGTAATTGGGCTAGATCACAAGTCAGTCAAAAAAGATATGCATCAAAAAAGAGGGGATGGTCTTTTGATTTGACAGAAGATGATTTACAGATTCCTGATAAATGTCCTGTGTTAGGAATTCCATTACAAATAAACTATAACATTTCTAATAAAGATAATAGCCCCTCTATAGATAAAATTGATCCATCAAAAGGATATACTAAGGATAACGTCGCAGTTATTTCTATGAAAGCTAATAGAATAAAGAACGACGCTTCTTTAGAAGAATTAGAAAAGGTCTGTAGTTGGTTAAGACGATTGAAACTCTGACGCAAGATATTTATGCTCTCTTTGGAAAGGAACCTCATGTCTGTGACGAAGCAAATCTCGAAATCCTCGGAAGAGGGATATCTGACATGGTTGGGCGACGGCTCTCTGAGGTCAGGTCCGGGAAGGGCTCTCTTAGAATGTCCAACCTCGACAAGCCAGACCGACAACTCTGGTACGAGATCAGGACTGAATCAACGGACGATCTTCCACCCTCCGCTAAGATCAAATTTCTGTTCGGAGACATCCTCGAAGAACTCCTCCTCTTCCTCGCGGTAGAAGCAGGGCACGATGTTTTTGATCGACAAAAAGAAATCGTCGTTGACGGTATCAGAGGCAGTATTGATTGTACTGTTGATGGCGTGTTGGTCGATTGTAAATCTGCTTCAAGCCAATCCTTTAAGAACTTTTCTGATAAGCTTACTCCTGGTTTGTTCTCTTATTCTTATCAGGTGTCTGGTTATGTAGAGGGCACAGAGACTGGACGTGGGGGTCTTTTAGTTATTGACAAACAGCTCGGACACATAGCGTTGTTCATCAAGGACAAGAAAGACCTCCCTGATGTCAAATCTCGGATTGAACACCTCAAGAAAGTCGTAGCACAAGAGACACCTCCTGAACGTTGTTATTCAGATGAACCAGATGGAAAATCTGGAAATCGTAAACTCGGAGTAGGGTGCAGTTACTGCAACCACAAATTCGTCTGTTGGGATAATCTCCGTGTATTTCAGTATTCAACTGGTCCTAGGTACATGACGAGAATTATCCGTGAACCGGACGTCTTTGAGACCCGATCTTGAAATCTCAAAATATTCATAAAATTTGTGAAGAGTGTGGTATAGAATTTCAAGCCTATCGAGCTTTTCAACGATTTTGTTCTAAGTATTGTTGTGGTCGAAGTATAGAGAAAAGTCCTGAAAGACAAGGACATAAGAAACGTTGGAGAGAAATGATTGCGACAAGAAATTATTATCTGTTAAATCGTTACGGTATTACGCAAAATCAATATGATGAACTTCTTCAACGACAAGGTGGTGGTTGTGCTATCTGTGGTAAAACACCAGAACAAGAAGGTAAAAATCTAGCCGTAGACCATATTCATTCGGGTTCTAATGTTGGTGAGATTCGGGGCATTCTATGTTCATATCATAATCATAGAGTTGTTGGAAAACATACTGATCCGATATTGCTTCGTAAGGTAGCTGATTACATCGACGGTCCACATACGGGATGGTTCGTCCCGAAGAAGAAACCCAAGAAACGAAAGAAAAAGAAGTGAAGTACTCACTCGTGTCCGATCTTCATTTAGATCATCCACAGGTACATATCCCTGTCGAAGCTTATGAAGATGTCGTCGTAGTCGCCGGTGACTCTGCTAATGGTCTTGCAGGTCTGAAGTACATGAACAAGCTCAGACGCTCTGGACATGTCGTGATAGCCTGTGACGGTAATCATGAACACTATTCGAACAAGAATAAAGGACGTTCGATCAGAGAGACGACAGAGAGGTTCAATTCGGAATTCCCAAGTGTCGTAGACATCGACGGATTGCGGTTCATCCAGGTCAACGGATGGTACTACGTCGAAGATGAGGGTCTCTGGGCTGGTTACATGACAGACGGAGGCTTAGTCGGTCCTTCTGAAGATGTCAACACTCAGGCTGAACTAGACGCGATGTTCGTCTATGACCAACTCCTGTTCGCACGACAGGCCAATCAGAAGGTAGTCATTACTACTCATACAGCACCGTCTGAAGACACGTTGAACAAAGATTTCGACGGTCATTTCTCAAACGTCTGGTACATGAATCCACGTATGGCAAACCTCCGGAAAGAATTCCACGACACCATTCTCGTCTGGAACCACGGACATACCCATGCGCCAGCCGATCAAATCGTCGACGGTGTAAGGACCGTCTGTAATCCTCGTGGTTATCCTCGTGAGAATCCTGATTGGAAACCACTGACTATCGAGATCAATCCATGAACTATCGTGTAGTAGAAAAGTCAGACGGAAGATTCTATCTTCAAGTCGAGGGTCTTCGTCAAGACGAATGGAGAGATTCAAATATAGGATCATACTCCAAAGAAAAAAGTGCTCTGGCAGATTTATATAAGTTTAATCCAGAAAAGAATCCAAATAATCCTACTATTGTGAGGGTGGTAAAGTGAACGGAACACAATTGAAGTATGCTCGTGAACGAGCTACTGCGATCTATAGTAAGAGACGTACTGCCGTCAATGACAAGTACAAGATCACTCCGATGACTTGTGGAGAACGACTACAAGCTCTCGAAAATGGTCGCTTCTCTATTAATAATCGCGGACGAGACGACCAAAACTCTCACTATTGGTATCAATATGTCGTCTTCAGCGATATGTCACAACAAGACACCGTTAGACTTGACAAGGAATTAGAAGAACTTCGACTTGGATACCAAAATCTTCTGGATCAGTTGATCCTAGGGGATGCAGATGAAGCTCTAGAACTGTTGAAAGCATTTGAGAACTGATATGGAAAATCAAGAACAAGAAACTGTAACTATCTCAGCCGAAGAGTATAACAACCTGCTCGTCAGGGCCGAATGGCTAGAGTATCTCGAAGAAGCCGGTGTCGACAACTGGGACGGCTATGACTACGCCTGTGACCTAGCCCGTGAACAAGGGTTCTTCGACGAAGAAGACATCGATGTCATCGGGGCTCTCCAGTCTGAGCACGGTCGTGTCATCGAGGATATCTGATTGAGTAAGCTCCTCGTTATAGACATTGAATGGTCGCCTGCTGTCGCCTATGTCTGGCGGATGTGGGACGAGAACATTTCTCCGGCCCAACTGATCGATCCTGGTGGTCTATTATGTTTTTGTGCCCATTGGATCGGATCGAAGGATTACATCTTCTATTCAGAATGGGAACATGGTAAGCATACGATGGCTCTGGCTCTACGAGAACTCCTCGACGAGGCAGACGCCGTCATCGGGTACAACTCTAACAAGTATGATCTTCCTAAGATCAAGGGACACCTTCTCCTAGAGGGCATCCCACCTTTCGCCCCTCCGACATCTATCGATCTGATCAAGACAGTCAAGGGGCTCGGCTTCGTCATGAACCGACTCGCTTACATCGCACCACTTCTTGAAGTCGGATCGAAGATGAAGCATGAAGGGTTCAATCTCTGGCGATCTGTACTCGAAGGGAATCAAGCAGCCCAGAAGAGGATGCAGCGGTACTGTATCAAAGACGTCAAGGTCACGGCTGCACTCTATAAGAAGATTCAGCCTTATATTCTTGACCACCCACATCTCGGAGACAACAAGGGTCTCTGTGGTTCTTGTGGATCAGACCATGTCCAACAACGGGGCTATCGGAGGACGAAGTACTTCAAGGTCCAACGTCTTCAGTGCCAAGTCTGTCATTCTTGGTCGACTGGCAAGAGAGCCAAAGTCTGATGGAATACGACCGGACTTATGCATTGATGGAAAAGATTGAACTGAGATACACAGCAGAAGAATTGTGTGAAATTCTAGGTCTGACTGCTTTCGAAATTCTAGACGCATTCGAATACAAGTGGATCAACAACAAAGAACTCCTTGAGAATCTAGATGCACTTCCATAAGTGGAAACTAGAGAAAGAGTATTGGGTCAAGATTATCGGTTATACATATAACTATCGAGAACTGAAACAGTTGTTTCGTTGTGAGGAGTGTTCAAAACTCAAAGAACGGCCAACTTTCATCATTAGAACTTGGGATAAGAATTGAATAATCTATCACGTCTATTTGACGACGACGGAACGGCAATCGATCAACCTCTTGAAGCCGATCCACATATCAGGACAGTCAGTGGAAGGTATCTGATCTTCTCTGATCCGAAGGACTTCAGTCCTGAAGACATCGCAATCGGACTATCCCATGCGTGTCGATTTGCAGGACAATCTCCTGTGTTCTTCTCAGTCGCACAACATTGTCTCCATGTCATGGAGAGGTGCGAGAAGTATCCCCTCGAAGCTCTCCTCCATGACGCTTCTGAGGCTTTCATGTGTGACGTTCCGTCCCCACTGAAGAGTCTGATTCCTGAATATCGAGTCATAGAAGACCGTGTGTCTTCCGCGATTGCAGAACAGTTCGGGGCTATCTATCCGTGGCCTAAGGAAGTCAAGCAGGCAGACGCCGAACAGTACTTCTGGGAACGAAACCATATCATCCGGGGTGGTCCTGAAGATCGTCGTGACGTCAAGATTCTACGGTTCAATGAAGCCTCTAAAGAGTGGCTGACGAACTTCTATAGGCTCACGTCATGAACGACAAGATTGACTTGACTACTAAGATGGGTACGAAAGACGACGGAGGTAAGATCAGATATGATCTGATTCCTCCAGAAGCTCTAGAAGAACTCGCCCGTGTCTACACCTTCGGTGCGAGAAAGTACGCAGACAGGAATTGGGAGAAGGGCCTGTCTTTCTCCCGTATCTTTGGAGCTATGATGCGACACGCCTGGGCGTGGTTCCGAGGTGAAGACAACGACCCAGAACACGGACTGAACCATATGTCATCCGTAGCCTGGGGTGCTTTCTCTCTGATGACGTATCAGAAACGAAAGATGACGTCTTTTGATGACAGGGTAAAGCTATGACGAAAGAACCTAAGAAAATGACTACGACTAAGACAACGACCAAAGAGACAACGTCTATCCGTATCGGTGATCTTGTAGTTGACTATAGTATCGTCACAACTGACAATAAATGTCAGCCTCCTTCTTTATCTCTATGGCGAGACCTCCATTTCATCATGGGTTCTTCGATAACGTTGAATTCTAAAGAAGTGACAGCGTTGAGGGATTTCTTGAACAACCTATGACAGTCAAACTAGTCTGGTCGACACCTGACGGTGAAGGACTCATAGCATACATGGCTAGGGTGTCTTCGAATAATCAAGACAATCCTGACTATGAAAGACTCATCAAATATCTACTCGATAACAAACACTTCTCTCCATTTGAAATGGTTAACGCCTGTGTGGAAATTAATACGACGAGAGACGTTGGAAGGCAAATACTACGGCACAGAAGCTTCTCTTTTCAAGAGTTCTCTCAACGGTACGCTGACGTTGACACTTCGGAACCTCTGCCCTTGCGACAATGTCGCTTTCGAGGGACGACAAATCGACAGTCTTCTAGACTTCCTGAAACAAGCGACGAAGAAGACACAGTCCTAGATTGGGAAGGTCTCCAAGACGAAGTCAGCTTCGTAGCTCGTCGTGCTTATCGACATGCGATAGACAACGGCATAGCAGCCGAAGTCGCCCGTGTCGTCCTCCCCGAGGGTTTGACGCCTACGAGGATGTACATGAACGGTTCTCTACGTTCCTGGATTCATTACTGGGAAGTCCGCTGTGACGAACACACTCAGAAGGAACACCGAGACATCGCAGAAGAGATACGAGAGATAGTCCTGTCGGAATATCCAGTCCTGAAGAAAATCCTATGCAACTGAATGACGTCGTCAACGGAACCTTCGAGTTCGGAGCAGGACTGTTCAACCTCTTGAACGTCAGACGTATCTTGAAAGACAAGAAGTTAGACGGTGTCTCCTGGATACCTACGGTCTTCTTTAGTCTCTGGGGTCTCTGGAATCTGTTCTACTATCCGAGCCTGAATCAACCTTTGTCATTCGTAGGTGGATTGTCTATCGTCTGTGTCAATCTTCTATGGCTTTATCTAGTTTGGTATTATGGTAAAAGGAATCAAGTCTCTCCAACCTAAAGACAGGCGAGAGCAACGTCGTCGGAACCACGTCGCGAGGGACTTAAGAAGCCCTAAGTATCGTCATCAGATCGTTCCGAGTCTGAGACATGAAGAAGAAGCGGAGCGAAGACTCCGGAGATATAAAAATTATGAGGAGAACGATTGAACGACTACCAGAAATTTATACACCTTAGTCGGTACTCACGATGGATCGACAAATACAACCGTAGGGAAACTTGGGATGAAACTGTAGATCGAACGATTGATTGGTTTCGAGATAGATTCCAAGGGCAAGATATTCCATTTGATGAACTTCGACAGGCTATCTATAATCTAGAAGTCATGCCGTCGATGAGAATTCTAATGTCTGCCGGACCAGGATTGACTCGTGATCATGGCTGTGCCTATAATTGTTCTTATCTACCAATAGACTCACCCCGCTCATTCGACGAGACGATGCACATCTTGATGAATGGTAGTGGGGTAGGTTTTTCGGTAGAAAGTAAGTACGTCGAAAGGCTGCCTGTCGTAAATGAACACTTCGAAAAATCCGGAACTGTCATTTCCGTCGAAGACAGTAAGGCAGGATGGTGCCGAGCTTTTCGAGAGCTTATCTCGCTTCTTTATGCAGGCCAAGAACCTTCATGGGACCTTAGTTGCCTCAGGCCAGCCGGGTCAAGACTTAAGACTTTTGGAGGTCGTTCTAGTGGACCTGGCCCCCTTGACGCACTCTTTGGATTCACTGTTGCGGCATTTAGAAAAGCCGCAGGACGTCGTCTCAATACATTAGAATGCCACGACATCTTATGTAAAATCGCTGAGGTAGTAGTAGTCGGCGGTGTTCGTCGTTCTGCGATGATTTCTCTTTCGGATTTATCAGATCAAAGGATGCGTGATGCGAAGCAAGGTGCGTGGTGGGAAGAAGACGTCCAAAGAGCCCTCAGTAACAACTCGGCCGTCTATGAAGAACGTCCATCTGTCGGACTATTTCTTGATGAGTGGAAATCTATATACGCTAGTAGATCGGGAGAACGGGGTCTATTCTCTCGTGCCGCAAGCCAGCGACAAGCAGGATTGAATGGAAGACGTGACGTAGAGCACGAGTTTGGAACTAATCCCTAAACACTATGGGGATTTAAAACCCTCTCTGATTGACTTGGAAGGTAATAACAAACCGACAGGGCGCAAGGGTAATGCCAGCGTGAGAGACTAAGCGAGAGGGATATTATTGTATTGTGTTTACTGGATTCATTTAGAAGATCATAATGATCCATATGAATCAGGATATATTGGAATCACTAAGAACTTCAGAAATAGGTTATACGCACATAAGTCTAATAAACAAAAATCCCATTTCAAGTACGCCATAAATAAATATGGTTGGGATAGCTTGATTAAAGAGATTTTATGTGAAAATCTATCTTTAGAAGACGCACTCATGATTGAGAACAATATTCGTCCTGATGAGAATATTGGATGGAATTCTCAACGCGGTGGTTATCTGGGTGTAAATTCAGAGTGGTACCATTTATTAGAGAATTCGAATAAACACAAACAGGCGACATCTATAGCAACTAAGATCGCTATAGGGATTAAAGACTCTACTGAAAAACGATCATTAAGACAAAAGATAGCCTTTCAAAAACATAAAGATTCTTATCTCGGTAAAGTTCAAGGGGACAAGAATCCTCGTGCTATCTTAACAAATGAAAATGTCCGTATCATAAAATACGAATTATTACCATTAGGTCTATCAAATGAAGAAATTTCAGTAAAGTTTAATGTCAAGCCATATGTTATTGGTTTTATCCGTAGTGGAAAGAACTGGAAACATATTTAATATATGCGATAGTCCAGCGCACGACAAGAAAGTTATTGATACTTGTTGTGTGGGGTAGCGAAATAATTCTTCGAAATTTCCAAATGTGCAATCTGTCCGAAGTCGTTGTCCGAGCCGGAGATACAGAAGACGACCTACGACGAAAAGTTCGTCTGGCTACAATCCTTGGAACGCTCCAATCGACTCTTACGGACTTTAAGTATCTCCGTAGAATCTGGAAAACCAACACAGAAGAAGAAAGACTACTAGGTGTATCTCTTACTGGTATTCTTGATCATGACGACCTCAGCCGAGATATGGGTCTGTTGCAAAGACTCAAGGAAGTCGCGATAGAGACGAATCAAGAATATGCTTCTATTCTTGGTATCCCTGTATCTACTGCTATCACTTGTGTCAAACCGTCAGGGACGGTGTCTCAGTTGGTCGATTCAGCTAGTGGGATTCATCCTCGCTGGTCTGAGTATTATATTCGTTCTGTCAGGATGGATCGTAAAGACCCATTGACACAACTCATGATCGATGAAGGAATTCCTAATGAGCCTGACGTCACAAAGCCGCAAGATACGGTCGTGTTTTACTTTCCTCAGAAAGCGCCTGAGAAGGCTATGGTTCGAGAACAGCTCGGGTCTCTGGATCACTTGGAGATTTGGAAAAATGTACAGAACGCTTGGTGTGAACATAAGCCGAGCATCACCGTCAACGTAAAAGAAGACGAATGGCTCTCTGTCGGGGCCTGGGTCTTTGACAACTTCGACGTCTTGTCGGGTGTGTCATTCTTGCCATACTCAGAACACTCTTATCGACAAGCTCCGTATCAAGAGTGTACGAAAGAAGAATATGATCTCGCTGTCTTGAGAATGCCCCAGAATATCGACTGGTCGAGACTGAGTGAATATGAGTTTGAAGATACTACGACAGGCACACAAGAACTCGCCTGTGTCGCTGGATATTGTGAAATCTAAGGAGAAGAAATGCTGAATGAACTACTCAAGGCCGGTGCGGAAGCTTTCGTCCGCGCAGAGTTGACGACCTTCCTGAACCAAGCAGTCAAGGAGGGTAAGTTGACTACGACTGACGAAGCATATATCATCGAAGGTGCAATTCGGTCGATTGATTTCGGACTCAAAGAATGGCAGAGTCAGCCGAGACTTCCTCATATCTGATTAGACTGAGACAGCAAAAAGCCCGCTAGAGTGTTTCTCCGGCGGGCTTCTTTGTATCTGGACTCTGAGATTCTCTGGCCTGTTATCGACATTTCTCCAGATGTATCGCTTTACGAATTACTGAGTAATGGACACCGATTCTCTGACTAGCTATCTTCAAGAAGATTTCGTCAGGATCGTACATTCCTTGGTCTAGACACTTCCTGACCATACGAAGTAAAGGATGTCTCATAGGTGTTTGAACCAATTCATTATGTTAGTTCCGGCTAAGACAATCAACGTCCCGAAAAGAGCACTCGCAAGCCAGAAAATTCCAGCCCCCTTATTCTTCAATTCCATAAGGCTGTCGAGTTTTCCGTTGATCTCTCCGTAATAACCTTCTAATGTATGCATTCTAGCTTCTAGACCGGCGAGTCTTTCTGCGTCTGATCTGAATATAATCTCATTCACTAAGACCTCCTTAAGCTACTGGTTTGACGTTTGGTGTCACCATCTGGCGAGTCACTAGAGACAATCCGATCTGAGTCACTACGAGGACTGCCGCGACTTGTTCGGCAGACCAATGGAGCCCGAAGGCCGTTCCTAGTCCGATCAACGACTGGACGAAAGCGAAGACGACGTTAGGCTCTGACTTCAAGGCTGATAAGAAACTGTTCATTTGGCACCTATGTTATATTGATTGAGATTATCTTCATTGATAATTTCTAGAAGTGTCTTCGCATAATTAGGATCAGTCGCGTAGACTTTAGCCATCTTAGTCACGAAAAGATCGGCGTCAGGAAGAACTGACATCGCTGGTTTATAGACTGTTCCGGTCGCGAGAAGTTTCGCATGATAGTCGAAAGCTTCTGACAAGTCTTTGAAGACTCTGAACGGAGCTTTGACGACGACGAATCTTCCATGGATGAACTCATGAGTACTGACGAGGACTGACGGTATTCCCTTAGAAGCTTTGATACCAAACGGGTTGTTACTCCCTGATGGCATGTGCTTCCCCCAACCAGACTCCAAACCGTATTGAGCGATAGTCACCGAAGCCGGGACTTTCCAGTTCTTCTCGGCATCCTGAGCAGCTTTGATGACTTCTTCTGTGATCACGCCATCACCAGAAAGACTGCGTGGGGTGTCCCGCTATAGATAGGTTCGAGAGTATGTCCTGGTTGGACGAGGACTTGTCCACTAGTAGTGAACATCTGTCCTGTTGTATCCATACCCATGTCTGTCATTCCAGAAAAACTCACCATCACGACCCATGGAGTGTTGTTCTGCCAAGCGACAGTCGTAGCCGGGATGACGAATGGTGCAGATGTCTGGAGACCTTGATAGTCTGAGTTCATGTTATTCGTCATGATGCGTTTGGTGATGAAAGAAGTAAAGCTCGAATCAAGTGTGACGTTATAGTTCTTGTTACTTCCGACCATACCACAATTAGTGACAGTCCAGTTGAAATTACTGGCTGCGACACTAATCCCGTTATAAGCACCAGGGCCTAATGAAGCGATGAGTGTCGCGTCTTGGTGACACTGTGCTCCGATGACTGTCCAATATCCACCGAGGACGTTAGAGATGTTAATACCGGAATTTGTCCCACCGTTCAGACGGTTGACTGCATTAAACCGCATCCCGTCTAGACGGACGTTATTCGTATTCACTCCCTGTAGGAAAACTCCGTCCTTACCTGCGATATAGACGTGTGTTCCTGAGAAGTCTAAGAACTCACTCACACCTAGATTATCACCATAGACGGCAATACCGTTACCACTCCATGAAGCGATGTATGAGTTATTAATGAAGATGTTTGCTATCGTATTAGTACTAGTCGTCGTATCGAAAGAGATCGCATCGTCGGAATTGAAATCCCAGACGCATTCACTCAGCCAGAGATTTGTCACACTTCCGGCGGCTGTCATCTTGACACAGACGGCGTGCCAATAACGGTTAGTCTGGACGTTCGTACAATGGAGATCGTCCCAGCCACCGTTAGTGAAATTCAGACAGTTCGTGTTAGCGACTGTCGTCATCGTAGACGTCCGGTTGAACGTCGGAACAGCGATACCATCGACAAAGATATTGACATTGTCAAGAACAGCGTCAGCACCCCAACGGAAATCAAACGACGGTTTGCCAGAGTTATAGAAGCCGCCTTGGATATTACGGAACTCGACAGAGTGAGCCGTATGGCTGACGTCTGTCCCGAGGACTGCCAGAGTGTTTACATTCTGGACTTGAAACCCTTCAAACGTCAGATTACCGGCATTCGACACGGTGATGACGATAGCCGTACTGGCTGGAGTCGCCGGATAAATAAGAGAAGCCCCTCTGATGCCACAATAAGTCGCTCCACCAGAATAGGTAAACGTCGAGCCTGAAGCACTCAGCATAAGGACAGACGCCCGACTCCCTGTGAACCAGACGTTGTTAGAAGTGATCGCTGTCAACGAAGAGTCTATCTTGTATTGACCAGGAGGGATACCGATGTTGACACCACTGTCAGTAGTAGACTTGGCATTCGCCCAGGCGATGGCGTTGTTGAACGCCGCCACTGAAGACGCCGTTCCTGTCGGATCAGCACCGAACTGAAGGACATTCAACGGTGAATTAGCTAGGACCCACCAGATCGCGTCATTCGAATTCTGGACAAGACCAGGACCAGGACCAGAGACTCCTGAGTGGACGTATGTCGCACCACCGCCGTCGTTGGCGTTGAAATATCCTAAGACTTGGACAGCCGTCAGAGAACTAGGGATTAGAGCGGCTTCGAAGGCTGCTACAGTGTTATAGACGTTTCCGACTGTCGTATTGACAGAAGATGTCACAGCGTCCCAGACGACGTTCCCTGAGGCGTCTTTGACGATCTGACGGTAAGAACCATCGCCCCAGATAACAGCCGATCCTAGGGCGTCTAGAGTGAGCGGATTGGCATTCGAAGTCACACCGCCACTGTCTTGCCAAGTCGTCTTCGGTGTCAGTGTCGTCGGGATATAGAAGGCAACGGTTCCACCTACTAGAGGGTTGCCGTTGCTATCAAAGAATTGGACACGTCCGGGGGGGACTTGTGCTACGATATTAGTCAAAGGATGATCCTCTCTTAACGGACGTTAAATTTGTTCTTGTCTTGTTGGTTACCTAGGATGACAGGTCCCGTGATAAATGGGTTGACCTTTGGAATCGGAGACTGCGTCTGGACTTGGACTGGTCTCAATGGTACGACGTTCATGTCTGGGTTTAACATCCTGTCTGCGAGAGCCCTGGTGATTTGATTCTTCTGTGTCTTGACTGCCATACGTCCGGCACCTACGGCAAACGCACCGACAGGGTGATGTGAAATCGCACCTAGGACTGCCGTAGTATAAGGATTCATCAGATTCTCCATGAAGCCTTGGTTATCAAGATTACCTGTGACGTTAGCCGATCTAGAAGCATGACCCAAAGGGACAGTCAGATCAGAACGTCTCATGTCTTCACGGAGATTATATAAAGCTTTCATCTGGTCGTCTGTGATGTCTTTCGCAGGATCGACACCAGAAGAGGCTCGTGCTTTTTCGAGACGAGTGATAGCGGAGTTGACTTTACCGAGTGTCAGGTTACCTCTCATATCGGTCAAGCCAAGAGACTGTAACGAACTCAGAGCATTGATAGGCTTTGACGCCTCACTGTAAGCTTTTATATACTTGTCAAACCCAGGAGCGCCGTTCGTGATAGATTGGTCTAGGACCTTCTTGACTTCAGTCAACTCATGGGCAGCGAGTTGGGCGTTGTCCTTGTCCCTAGAAGCCAACGGAGACAGTCTGTCGTTGATGTCTTTCCTGATACCGTAGAGTTGTTCTGGGTCATTCTCTAGTTGGGTCACGACCTTACCCTTACCTAGATCGATGTCTTTGGCGATCTTCTCTCTGATAGCCATGAGATTTGACCTGACAGCCCCTCGTTGTCCGGCAGGACTCTTCAATATTTCGTCGATCTTCTTGATGACAGGAGAGGAATCTGTCGGTGTCTTGTTTGCAAACGCGACGTCTCGAAGTTGAGACGTCGTAGATTCACGAGCAGCGTCGAGGTCTTTGATGTCTTCTGGTGTCCCAAGAAGTTTTTCGACATGAGCTTCACGAGCCACTTGATTGGCGTCAGCCCTGGCTCCGAAAGCATTCGAAATCGCAGGACCACCTTCGGCTTTTAGTGTCCTCTGTGTCACAGCGAGAGCAGGGTTCTGAGTCGCTTCAGGTAGTGTAGGTCTCGACCCAGAGACATATTCTGTCAGATCGGCGTTTAAGGATTTTCCACCGAGAACAGCCGAGATGTTGTTGTCGAGAATCTTGTCACGACCTTTCTGTGTGAACAGACCCAGTGTAGGTTTGACAGAATTGACCGCACCGACACCTGTCGCGAGGAGAGGGTTCACTACAGCACCAGTCATCGCACCCCTGGCGAGTTGTGACGGAATACTCTCAGAGTTTCCGGCAGACGTCAGTCCTGCGGCTTCAGTACCCTGAATAGCTCCACGGGCACCTAGAGAAGCACCACGGACTAGAAGATTTCCTGGTTGAGTCCCTGCGAGGAACTTTCCGAAACGACCCAAAGGAATGGCACCGGCAGCTTCGTCACCTGCGGCCATCAACGGGACAGTCGCAGCCATCTCTCCACCGAACTTACCGAGACCGTAGTCTGTACTACCAGAGTACTTGACGTCATTCCTATTTCGGTTCGTCACAGCAGAGGCTAGATCAGCCATGACTTGATCACGGCTACGACCAGTCGTCATACCAGCGACGAAGTCACCTATAGGATTCGATCTGACGACAGACTCAAGACCCTCGACAGAGTGAGAAACGTTACTCAACCCTTGTCCGACACCAGACAACGCAGCCTGTCCCTCAGGGGTCAGGAGATTATCACTAGACGGTGTGTCTTTCTGAGGCTTCTGGACGGCGTTGGCAGGATCGAGAGGGTGTGCCTTCAGCCATGCCGCAATCGCGTCAGGATGAGACGACGTCCCTAGTGCGATCTCTTTAGGACCACCTGGCTTTCTCTCAGCGTCGAGCTTCTGTTGTTCGACAGACTGAGAACCTAAATCACCGATATAGGCGATACTTCCGTCTGCGTTACGACCGACTTTGTTGTACTGGTCATAGACAGGCCAGGAAGGATTGTCCCCAGCAGCATTAGCCTTGACTGTAGTGTCAGCAGCAGCAGCCGGATCGACGAACCCAGGTTCTCCTGGCTTAGGAGCGGGAGCAGGAGGATCGTCAGGGGCGAGAGCAGGGGTAGGAGCAGCTTCGGCTGTATTGTTGAAACCTAGATCGTTCAAGATGTTAAATGTTGGACTAGCCGGACCTGATCCATGAGTGAAGAAACGATTTCCACCGATGTCTACACCAGTCCCGTCATCGAATGACGGCTTCACAGGACGACCGTCTATCTTCGACAGAGAAGCCTGGGCAGTCGGACTATAGAAGTGGGTATATGGTAACGGATCAATGTCACCCGTCTCCAGACGCTTCAGTACGTCAGCGGCTTTCTTATACGAGGGGGAATTGACAGGATAGAGTTGTTGGACTTTCTTACGGGCGTCTGTATTTTGCCATGCTTCATAGCCTTGACCTGGATCGACAGCGACGTCTGTCATCCTAGTCTTAGATGTCTTCGCACGGTTATACAGGGTCGACGCAGCAGCAATCATACCGTCAGGATGTGTCCCGGCTTCACCAAGAACAGTCCAAACAGCAGGATCACCCTTAGAGACATTTGTAGATGTCTCCGGAGTATCGTCGAAACCTAAATCGTCAAGAACACTGTTCATTCATTTACTCTGCGTTAGGTAGCCAACCGAGTTCTTTTGCTTTGTTATAAGTCGCTTGCCAATGTGTCTTCTTCTGTGCAGACCAACCTTTCATGAGATCAGCCTTCTCGGAAGGTGTCATATATTGTGCCTGGAAGATCGTCGGAGGGACACGATTGGGGAATTCGATCTGGAATTGACCCCAAGTTCCTTCACCACCCTTGGCTTTCTGTTGGAGCCATGCCTTACCCATAGCATCTAGGGCGTCGGCGTTACCTTCGAGGAGTCCAAGAATCTTACGTCGTCCTTGTGGTGTAGTCGAAGACGTCGGGACAGAAGCGAGAGCCATCTGACGAGCTTCGTTAGTGTCGTCTAGATGGAGCGCCGCAGCCTGTTGAGACAGGACCATAGAGACCGTCTTCTCGAAGACTTCTCTGGCCTGGACTTGGTCGATCTGTCCGTTCTTGAGAACAGGGACGTCAGGGACTTTGACATGATACTGACTCGCGATTTCACCGAAGTTCTGCCAGAACTTACTATGTGGACCGGCGTCGAAGTCGTCACCAGACTTCCGCATGATGTCGATGACTTGTTTCTGAGTCGGAGCATTACCAGCGACTTGCTCGAACCGTGCGATCTGTGGGCCGTAGGCAGACCCTAGAGCAGCCTTAGCTGTGTTAGACAACGGGCCTAGAGCCGTCATAGGAGGAGCGACACCGTCTTTCCATGTATGTGTCTTCTGATCGATGAAATCTCCTAGAACATGCATTGACTTGTTACCATCTGCGTCGATAGTCTCGACTTGTGTCGATAGGTCTTGTGGTGACAACTCGTTAGCTATGAATCCGGTAGGCGTGACTTTATTTTCTGACGGATGGACGTTGACGAATTGTGTCCCTCCACCAGTTTGGACAGTAGTCGGAATGACCTGCGGGACGAAAGCCCCCTGGCCTCCCATAGGAGCGGAAGTGTTGTCAAATCTGTTGACATTCTCGAATTGAGTGCCTTCACCAGTCTGGATAGGAGTCGGTGTACCAGTCAGAGCTTCCTGTGCTCCAGCACCACCAGCGCCAGAGATAGCGGCCGTCCTGACAGCATCTTGGAACGCATCGCCGTTACCGAGTTTAGCAGAAGCGATCTCAGGAGAATATCTTCCGTTAGCGACACCGTTAGCAAGCGTAGAAGCTACTGCTCGTTGGTTTTCGAGTTGACGGACTTGAGGGTCTGAAGCCTTACTAGAGTTCCCGGCTGTCGCAAGATCACGTTGATAGTTCAACATCTGTGACTGAGCAAGGTTTGTCCCAGCCTGGACGTTAGAGATACCAGTACCACGAAGAGTCGCGACGTCTTGGAGAATCTCAGGAGCGAACGACGCCGTTCTCTTGTCACCGCGAAGTGCTGCACTGAATTGACCGAGGTCTGGTTGACCGTCAGGACCAATAGATTGTTCTAGATATTGACCAGCCAGAGTCTTAGCTTGGAACAGCCTGTTCTGATTGAGGGCGTTCTGCATCTGAGCGAGACCTGTGAAAGTCTCGATTGCATTAGGACCCTTCGTATTTACGTCAGCGGCGACTGACGTCGTGTCAAAACCAGCCATTATTGATTACCCTGTTTAAGAGCTTCTGTCGGATCAGGTGGTGCCCCGAAGGCGTTATGGAAGTGATTCCTAAATTGAGACAAATTAAGAAGTTGAGTCCCTAGTCCTCTTCGAATACTCTCTTCATCGTTAGGAAGCTTCGCTAGTTGTCCGATGAGTTGTTGCTTCGCCTCAGCCGTCGGAAAAGCTCCACGGGCAATCATCTCAGAAGTCTCGTCGAAGACGTCTTTCTTAGTCAGATGTCCTTTAGGCTTACTGACGAGTTTGATCAAGCCATCCATCACAGCGTCGATTTGTTGATGACCTTGGTTGATCTCTTCAGGAGAGGTCTGGTACTCAGGCTGAGCTTGTTGAGGTTGAGGCTGAGCTTGAGGTTGTGTAAGATTGGGGAAACCCATCAATAAAGCCCTCCTAGAGCGTCATTTGCGTGACCTAAGTCAGAAGAAGGTCCTCCTACTTGGAACATACCAGAACCACCACCCGGATTACCATAGAACTGGTTGAACAGATAAGCGTTAGACAAGCTGTTGATACCACCAGTGATGGCATTCGCAGAACCGATAGTCCCCGCAGCAGAAGCGTTAGCCGCTCCGACGGCAGTCTGACCGATGTTAGCGGCAGTCTGTGTCCCGAAGTTCCCTGTGTTAGCACCGGCGTTCTCACCGAGGCTGGCAATGTTTTGTAGACGACTGACGTTAGTCGTATAGCTGTCTAGGGCATTCTTGAACTGGTTCTGGTACGTAGTGTCAGCAAGACCACTGGCATACGTCGCAGCGCCCTTCAGGGCTGCTCCTGACGTACCTAGTCCTTGAGCAGCATAACCATTCTGTGTAGACTTCAGACCCTGTGACAGGTTGAACTGATAACCGGGTGTCGCTTCGAGTTGAGCCTGTGTCGGTTGGAAACTGAACGGAGACATGCCTTGGAGTTGGGTCGTCGCTGTCTGTCCGGCCGTGTTATACGGAAGAAGGTCTGCCCGAGTCTGGAGATACTGTTGATGCATAGTATCAGCGGCTTGTGTCTCTGCGGCGGCTTGTGTCTTAGATGCACTCTTCGCAGCCGAACTAGAGATAGCCGCACCAGCAATACCTGCGCTACCTAATACTGCTGCACCGACCACGGCGGATGGGATACTTATACTCGGCATTCGTCTTCTCCAATCCACAAACTATAAGTATGTTGGATTAATTTAGCCCCACGTTTTTCAAAGAATTTTCCAATATTAGCACCACGACCCTGTGTCCTATGATGTGGGAAGATACACTTGACACCACGTCTCTTTAGTTCATCGACAGATTTATCAAACATCTTGAAAGCAATTCTTGGGTGCCCTGGATTGACATACCACGCACCTTGTTGAGCAATCAAGAGTCCTTTAGATTCAATATCGGGAGATATCTGCCAAGTGAAGTACCCGATGAATTGTCCGTTCTTTCTGGCCGTCACGATAAGAAGAAGTCCAGCGTCTTGGAGGTTTTGCATCAAGTCTTCGTCTAGTACGAATTTCCGATTAGGCTCTATACCACCATCGACTTCAACGAAATGAGATTCAGCAGATTGTTTGGCGTCTCTCCAAAGATCAGACGACCATGTTTCGACTTTGATGTCATATGAATCCCGTGAGATTCGTTCGTTGATTTGTTGTTTCAATAGATCGATCTGGGTCTTGTTCTGAGACAATGTAGAGATTCGTCTCCCCATATCGACTTGGATATTCGTGTCTTGTAATTTGTTGATCCAATCTAAAGAAGATTCTTGTCCGGTGCAATGTCTATACAGATCGGAAATGATTTCAGAACTTGACAAATCTTCATAACGACATGAAAAGACATTCGGTTGAGAAGAAATTTCAATGAGTTCTTCGTATCTTTTTTCTAACTCTGGGAGATAACCGGCGAGTCCAAACTTCTGTAGAGACTCATCGACGTCTTTTGGATTTCTAAGTATGACGACAAATGGAGCATAAGGAAAGACTTTCCGAATTTCTCTCCAAGCAAATGACGCACCTGTCTCACAAGTCCCACCACGAGACGTCAACTCAGAAATAAAATCTTCAGGTGTCTTACAATTTATTCCTATGTCATGACCGACTAGTCTTCCAGAGGAACAGAGGACAGTCGACAACCACGCAGAACGAGAGCGTGGAAGAGAGAAAACAACGAAAGGTGTCACTGAGTTATCTGATAACCTGAGATACCGACACAGGTGATCTTCGAAGCTGCGTCAGCCTGGAGCCAAATCGCATCACCTGGACTGAGCATCTGTCCCTGGAGATCGACAGCGATGTAGTCTTGGTTAGCTGTCAGTTGTTTACTGACGACGAGTTGGTTCGCCGAAGTATTCGTTCCGCCTGATCTTACGACCCAGACAGAAAACGTATGGGGAACACTGTCGGTATTAGTGAAGACAGCCGACGTCACGATGAATGCCGTGATGTTTGTCTTGGCAGTAGCGACTGCGGCTGCGACATTAGAGAGTTGTCCGCCGCTATAGATTACGACTGGTGTGACAGCCATTCCAGACTCCTTTAGATGTTATAGATCATTGATCCAGAGATTAGATGTGAAGCGGCATTCGTGAGATTAGCCACAGTAGCTTGGGTAGTTGCCGTACCATTTGTCGTAAATATAGCTAGAGTCGTGTTAGGTGATCCTGTAGACAGTAAGATTGTATTAGTCAGACCAGTCCATCCTCCTGACATAGAGGCTAGAGTACCACCAATCCGTCCGGCGTCGGTGACACCAAAAGGTAACGTCGGCATAGTCAAGACACCAGAGGCAGTACCTTTCGTCGGAGTAAAGATTAGAAAGAAATCGATAAAAATCAGATTACCTATCCTGAACCAATTTCCGGCTTGTGTCGTATAAGCTACTGTTCCTGATCCGGGTGTCGCATAGACGAGTGTCGGTGTCCATGACCCAGTAGTAATCAGAGGGACTGTCCCGCTGGTTGTTCCGGTATTTGTAGTGGCTGTCGTACCTAGTCCAAGAGCTGTCCTTGAACCTGACTGGTCTGTAAAGACCGGAGCGACAGTCAACGTCTGAGTGCTACTCCAGGTGTTAGCCCCGTTCAATAACGGGACGTTCGCTCCTGAGGTGCCAGTGTTCTGGGTCGCGGCAGTACCTAACCCTAAGGCAGTTCTTGTAGCAGCTTGAGCAGTAAATACTGGTGCGACTGTAAATGTCTGAGTCGTCGACCAAGTGTTAGCTCCATCGAGATACGGAAGCTTATGTCCTGACGTCCCTGTGTCAGCGACAGTCAGGATAGTGTTACCACTCCACTGTAGTCCTGTAGAAGAGAAGTTGATCGTCCCTGTCGCAGAAGAACCGTCAGAGATAGCAATCTGCCAATCCGTAGCGGACTGTTTGATTATTTCGAGTTGGGTCTTTCCGACTCCGTAGTCTGTCGGCTTCCATGACATATATGGTGTGACAGTTGCAGCGACGTCAGCACTGTACGTATTCAGGGCGTTCCAGGTATTGATACCATCTAAGAGCGGTACATAGTGACCAGTGACTCCTATGTTCTCAACAGCAGCACTACCCTGTGGCTTCTGGAGAACTAGAGACCCTAGAGAGACGTCGTCCGACGCTATAAGAGGGGTCTGAACAATAGGTGGTAAATCTAGAGGGATACCATCAAAGACGGGTAATGGTCGTGCAGATAGGATAGCATTTTGGATGTCGGCATCACTAGTAATGACACCCGAAGCGCCACCAGTCCTGTTCCAGAGTTGGATCAAGAGTTGGAGCCAAGCCTGTTGAATCTGTCCACTACCGTCGACGAGTTGTGACGATACGTTAGGAAAACCTTGTTGAGTAATCATGTCTCAGAAGCCTCCAGCCAGACGTCTCCCCCGTTCAATGCCGTGAATGCATCGAATTCCCAGAATATTTCATAGACACGATTTCGTGCCAGACCTAGACGAGTAAATAGGACGGATTTGTCGAACTGACCCGTGGAACCTATAGAATAGACGAGAGGATTACCGAAGGTCTCACCACGGTTGTCACTGTATCGTAAATTAATCATAGGACCGTCAGTCGTCAATGTATCTCCACTGTCTCCGACGTCCATGTCAAAGACAATCCTTGCGTGTTCAGTCCGACGATTTTCGAGTTGGATATCAGGAAATCCTCTACGACGGACAATCGGTGAACCGTCATCCGTATAAGCGGTCAAGTCATACTCGTATAGATTTCCATTCTCCCAATCTCCTACGACGACTGTCCCATAAGCAGAAGCACATGTATTCGCACGAATTCTGTTCTCTTGTCCGTTGTTGTCTGTCCAGGTTCTTTCATGCCATAACTCTTCCGCGATGTCATAGACCCAAGTCACGTTAGCAGTCGGGAATATCAAGACGAGAAAGACGTGACCTAACTGTTGATAAGTGAATCCGATACAGTCAGAGACGTCAGAGTATGTCGAGAGTTGTTGTTCGATGGAATGGGTCGATATCCGTTTAGCGGCATACTGATTACCAGCGAAGACGATACGGGTTCCTTGACGGTCTTGGCTCAACCAATAGACAGACAGGTCTTGTTTGCAGAGTGAATACGGAGCGACAGTCCCGTGTTCAATGAAGACACCTGGGAGTTCAGAGAATGCGAACTGGGCGTTACCAGAGTCATACCAGACTTCTGTAGTCTCTGACCCGACTAACCAAGGTTCCCTGTGCATGACAATGACACCTTGGATTGGATCAGGATTACCTGTCTTAGCTGCGATGTCTAACGGATCGAATGCAGCAGCCGTCGCGTCGATAGAGATAGTCCCTGTCAGATTAGCGAAGGTCACGTTGGACAACGAGATGTACCATTGGTTCGTACCAGGACGATTCAACAGAAAGAACGTATCTACGACGTCGACTCTGTCAGCACCGTAGAAGGCACCAGCTTGACCGGCTACGACACCGAAGGAGTTAGAACTCAGTTCGATGCAATATCCTTGGTCTGTCCCGTCTACGATTAGAACGACGAGGCCGTTGTCTGCCATAGAGACAGGTGTCGTTCCGTCCCTGATAGTCCCGAGAGCCGTCCTGACCCATGAAGAAGAAGTCATATAGACATTAGGGCCGACGACTTCATATAGCTGTCCGTTAGATGCCGTGAAGGCACAACGACAAGCTCCACCTGATCCGGTGATGAGTCTAGTCAGTCCTGGTGTCAATTGACACGTCACAGGAAACGGAGCGTCTTCGGCGTTCTTCTCAGGATAGAGATTGACACACCTCTGGGCAGAAGCGATAACACTTCTTGCTTGGTACATTCCTCCGGTGAGTGGGACTTTTACTAGAGACATCAGTAACCGTCACTGTAGACGTTATAACTCCGTTGGGCACCGATGACTGCCGGGGGCATCTTCATTGAGGGGACTTGGATGTTCGCACCACGGATGACATTCAGACCGTCTTTCGCTAGTTGGACCATAGCAGGATCGGCAGGCATCCTATAAGCGACACGGAGACGGACTTGAAGGTTATAAGACAGAGCGACTTCGTATTCAGGAGGTAGGTTGATCGTCTGTGTCAACGAAGTAAAGGCCGTCAGTTGATGCTTGACTAGGATGTGGAGTTCGTAGAGTCCAGACGCAGGAACAGGCCACGCGAAGATCGTCCCTGTCGGCCAGTTCGAGTCATAGAAGATGATTGAAGGCCAAGTACCCATAGTCTTCAATCTGATACGGTTGTAGTCTTCGTGAGACGACAGCAACTGGAGAGGATAATCGACTTGTTGACCGCCTGAGGTATTCAACTGTCGTAGGAAACTTCCGTCTTCTAGACGATCTGGTCTCGGTGTATTGAAATTCTGTCCAGGACCGATAGTATAACTCTCAGCACCTGTCGTGACTACAGAGACGTCTGTCAGATTATAGAGGAGCCAACGACGACGGTTCCACTGTGATATGATCCAGTTGACTCTAGTGAAGGCGTTGTTGAGGTCCTCGGCTTGGGCGATTTGTCCCTGACCTAGAATACCAGCATCAATCAGAGCAAGTGTCAGAAAGTCGTTGACAGTGGTCAAGGGAGTGTCCTATCTATACGAATGGATTAGCAGAAGAATCGAAACCGGCGTCGTCTAGAGCCTTAGTGAGTTTATGGATGCCCCAACGCTTGTCTACCTGGACATGGTTTACTTCAGCGAGAGTCACTAGTCTCTTACGTTCTTCGTCTTCTCTGACGATTTCTTCACCACGTAGAGCTAGACGTTCTTCGTCTTCGCTGTTGACGACTACATATTCCTTGAGCTTATGGGGATTGGGATAGACGTGTTTAGGATATTCTTGGAATTGATACGGCATTTCGCCTCCGTTTGATCCGGGGTCATAGTCCCAACGACTTCTGTTGAGTCTAGACATCGGGTTGTTGTTTTGTCTCAGAGCACGTCCGGGTGTTGCTTTACCGAAATGTCCTCCAGAAGACGGATGTCCTCCACGAGACACGGCTTTGGCAGTTCCAGATTTTGATTTAGCGTCTGACATTTCTTACCTAAAACTTGCTCCGGGGGCATACCTTTCGGCAGAGGCTTACCCGGAGCGTAGTTTCCTTAGATGGCGTCGGCTACGATGACACCCCACTCAGGTCGGATGTAGAGGTATCCGAAGAGGACGTCACAACGAGTCACGGTCTGGTCAGTACCAGGGACATAACTACGAAGGATACGCATCGACACACCGTCGTATTCCTTACGAGAGCACTCAGTCATAGGCGGCTTTTCGAGGTCAGCCGTCACCATGGTGATCGCTTCAGGAGCGAAGGAGATGTTCTTCCGGAAAGTACTAGAGGCGTTAGTGACTAGAGAAATCACAGCCGAGTTAGCCGGAGAGACATCGACAGTCTGGTACTGTTGGGCACCTTGACCTGTAGTCGCGACATAACCGAGACCACCAGGAGTGATCGCAGGATAGATCGGAATAGAAGTCGCACCGGACAGGACGTTGGCAGTCACGACGAACTGACGGACAGTCTGGAGAGACTGCTTAGTCACACGGTTGACGGCGTTGACGCTGGCGATGGTGATGATGTCACCGACGTTCAGAGTACCAGTGATGGCGTTTGTCACGAGAGTCGTACCAGTCTGACCAGCACCGTTTACAGTACCGGCAGAGAATGTACCAGTGACATGCTTGATAGCAGTCTGGTCTTCTAGCCAGGTATAACCTGCGGCGTTGTAGACAGAACCGTCTCGATATTGCTTCGAGATGTCAGTCGCTGGGTTCAGCAGACCTGACAGAGAACCAGTCAGTCGAGCCATCGAGTGAGGATCGAGGACGATCTTCCGGTCGAGCAACGGTGCAGAGTTGTCAGCAAGGACAGCCCGAGAGTCCAGGACTTGTTGAAGGCCAGGAGACAGAATGTTGTTGCTTGCGTCGAAGTTAGCGACGAGGTTAGCGATGCCACCCTCAGAACCAGCCATGATAGTACTGGCGACGTTACCAGCGAGGTTGTTCATAGCGGGCAGGAGGAAGCGTTCGGCGTAGTCGTCGACACTCAATGTCTGTTCAGCCGAACTGAAGCTCAGATCGACGTGACGTTGAGTAGCAAGAGCCAGTGTGAGTTGTTGCTCTTGGGAGTCCTGTGCCTGGAGACCTGGGCCGTCGGTGACGGTATAGTCAAGGGGCAGTCGGACACGCAGTTGAGAACCGATCTTAGCACCAGTGATAGCGAAAGAGCTATCGTACTGAGTACTTAGGTTCTGCATGAATGCGTTGGAGTTCTTGAAGATCATGACCGCTTCGGCCGTGATCATGGAGATAGTGAGAAGGCTGTTAGCCACAGTAATGTCCTTTCATGCTCTGGCGAGGTTCAAATACAATCGCCGAGACTGCATTTAGTTTGTTGAACGTTCGGTGCCAGGGCCGATTAAGATACAGGCGACGCACGGACATCAAGAGGCCGGACTCTGCCAGTTAGAGAACTGGCGTTCTACACGATCTTTAGTGTGATCGGGACACTTTATTATCAACGAGTCGCCCAGCGAGAACCCTGCTTGGCACGAGCGGCGATATACGCACTCATGTCGTCAGTGTCGGCGACACGTTGGAGGTCGATAGTCGGAGAAGGAGAACCATGGACTGGTTGGATCGGTGCAGGAGCACTCGAAATCGGGGTCGTCCTTGGAACTGTCAACGTCGAAGAGATTTTAGCTAGAGCGGCTGCCTTATGGATCGGTGTCAAAGCGTTGATCCGTTCGGCTTCGTCTAGATTAGAACCGAGATGATGGAGAACTTCAGCGCCGTTACCGACAGCCATAGCTGCATCCAAGAGGTCTTTGTTCATAAACCCTGAAGCGACGAGTGTGTCGACGGTGTCCTTCCAGTCGTTAAACTTTCCAGAACCTTCGTTGTACATGTCGTCAGCCTTCTGGTTGAAGGCGTCTGCCTGGGCACGAGCCTCGACGGCAGCTTCGAATTCTTCTGGGCTGTAACTGTGTGGAGTCGTCGCAGGAGCAGGAGGCGTGACAGGAGTTCCGTCTTCGTTCGTCCGAGAAGCGAGGAGAGCTTCAGCAGCAGCGAGACGGTTTCTCGCGTCTACGAGTTCTTGATCCTTCGAAGACAATGTCTTAGTCAGATGACCGACGCGACCTTTGAGGACTTCTTCGGCCGTCTTACGAGGTTTCTGTACAGGAACCTCTTGATGCTCTTCACCTTCGACAGCCTCTACTGGAGTCTCGGGGGTCTCTGGAGCAACTACTTCTTGATTCTCAAGACGAGGGTCGACAGCACGTTGATCTATAGCGATTTGTTCGACAGATTCATTTGGATTAGGGACGATACCCATCTTTAGTTCCTTCTAGTCAGTTCTAGCACTGACGGGCTGCACGGTCACTATGACCGGAAGTTTTTCTGATTGTATGGAGATTGACCCCACTGTTGTTCGACTATCTTCAGACGGATCAATTTCTTTTCCTCGTCTGAATAAGTCCTCTTCTTAGTCAGTTCAGGACTCTTGACGATGGTAATGGTGCGGGTCCTTTCATCTCACCTTCGGCTACTAGAGCCTCGAAGATTTCGTCTCTGATATGTTCTGAGTAGTAGAACTCTGGATTTCTCGGATCAGAATCTGACTTAGGCTTCAACATCGTAGTAAGAGCACGACGGGCGTCACCGATGAAATACGACCATTGTCGATTGACAAAAGTCTGTTGGTCTGGATATTCTCGATAGAAATCGTTGTTAGGGGCACAGGCTTCGTAGACTGATCTAGCGATGTCTTTCGCTGTCTCAGCGACGAGGCGGTGACAAATCTTTTGCATCAAACTGAATCCGCGTTGTCCATCTCACCAGCAGCTTCTGGTGCGAGGGCGTTGTCTAGAGCTTTAGAAGCCATCGTCAAATTACCGGCATGTTCTTGCATAGCGAGATCATGTTGGAACTGGAGGATGTCTGTCTTCGAAGGTTGGGTCTGAAGCAGGACGTCAATCCTGTCAGTGATAGCCTTATAGACGTCGACGTCTTTCTGGATGTCCTTGTTCCTGATCTTCGACTGGAGTTCAGTCAACTTCTCAGCCATAGAAGATGACAGAGCTTGTGAAGCCTGGAGTTCTTGCTGGAGTTGCTGGACCTGGAGATTCTCTTCTCCTAGTGCCTGTGCAGGAACCATTCTCTTCAGACGTTCGGCGGCTTGTTCAGCCATCGGGAAGTCGGCAGCGAGTAGAACTAGGTCACCGATGACAGCCATCAACGACGGATTGACAGTAGCGATCTGAGACAGTGCGTTGAACGCCTCTTGTCTCCTCGTCGCATAGTCAGGACCGACGTCACTGATGACTTCATACTTACCGATAGTCGGGTTCAGGATGACCTGTTCGATGACGTCGGCAGCGGCAGCTCTCTTCTGTTCGAAAGCCTGTTTAGCTTGAGGATCGAGTTTGACAGTCGAGAGTGTCCCGTCTTCAGCCATGATGTGGATGACACGAGGGGTGTCATAAATCTTCGGAATCAGGTTGATGATGATTTTACCTAACCGACGAATCGCTCTGGCTTGGTGATCGATGAAGTGATAAGTCGCGTTCTCGCCTTGACGTTGTCTCGCGTTGATCGCAGTCCCAGAACGTTCGTTACTAGGTTGACCCAGAAGTGGAGCGTACTGTCCTGAGACCATCATCATGTCGTCAGAGGCGTTCTTCATACCCTCTTGATACAACGGAGCTCCAGACGGAGGCATCGGTCGAATAGGAGGAGGGATAGGATTGCCGTCGTCGTCCATATGGTTCCAGACGAGGACGGAATAATTCACTAGGTTAGCGTTACCCCAGGCGTCTTGACCCTCAATTGAAGCCGCAGGAGCGACCCAAGGAGTCTTAGTCTGGAGAGCACCGTATTCGATGGCGGCAGAGGCGTTATAGTTGATCATCCGTTGAGAATCGATCATCGCCCTGATGTGACCTTTCCGGTCCATCTCACCTTCGATGACAGTCTTGTAACCGACGACAGGGACGATTGGAATGGTCTCTCCTGCCCAGTCTTTCATCTCGTGGATGTCGTCACCGACGATCTTACACCACTTGATCTGGTTACGGATGACGTCACGAGTCCTAGTCATAGGATCGTCTAGTTGTTCGTTCAGGGCTTTCCTTAGAGCACCCTTCCAACCAGAAGTGTCTGACTTGAAGATCGGTGTCTGAGCCTTAGAGACAGGATCAGTGAAGACTATCAGTTTGTCTCGGATTTCCTTCTTGTAGAAGTACTCAGCGATACGGACATGTTTCTCAGCGATCCAACCGTCGTCATTGCCTAACGCTGTATGGATCATTCTGTCTTTATACTCAGGATATTGAACCTCGAATTCGTCACGAGGCATGTCAGTGAAGACGAAGGCATATCGAGCGTCTGAACCGTCTGGTTCGACAGAGTCTGGATCGATATAGACTGACAAAGGATCAGGAATAGATGTGATCTTCAGGTCTTGATCGAACGAAGAGTCGTCGACGTAGTCAGTCGTGACACGGAGGACACCGAATCCAGAGATGACTTGTGTCTTGAAGGCGTTACTGTAATGGCTCTGGGCGTCCGAGGCATATTCAATATGACGGACGATACCCTCTAGGACCTCGGCAGCGTCATAAGACGCTTCGTCTCCGACAGGCTTGATACGGATAGAAGTCTTGTTCTGGAGAGAGTCGTTGATGACCATGTCACAGTGTTTGGCTGACTTGTTGACAGTCAGACAAGGACGTTCGTCACCAGTACCGAAACCACGGGCATTCCTGGCCGTGTCAGGCCATTGATACATGTTATAGGCGTCGGCGTTGTAGAACTTGAAATCTTCGAGGAAACGCATCCGAGCGATAGATTCCCAGAGATCAGAACGCTTGAACCGCTGCTTGGCCTCACGGATAAGATCAGAATGCTCTTCTGATGTTTCTGAGTCGTCGTCTAAAAAGAGTTCACTCATTAGCAGACAGCTCCGAAGTTACTCGAAATATAAAAAGCTTGTTCATTCTGACAAAGGCTAGTACGTAGAGACGAAGACGCTGCGACGTTATCTACGACTCCCATCTCGATAGTGTGGGCTGTCGTAGCAGCGGCACCAAGATCACGGAGAGCCGCTCCTGTAGTACTCGCGCCGACAGTTCCTGTAGTTTCGACACCGTCGATGTTTATGACTGAAGAAGCTCCGTTAACTACTGCCGTGATTGCATGAAGATGGTTATCAGACATAGCCGCAGAAAAAGTAACAGAATTAGCTTCTAGGACGACTACGTTCGCACCACCACTAGAAATACTGTTGGCTGTCGTGTTAGCTTGCAGCCAACGAACGACTCCAGTACCGACTGTCCGATCAGCGATGATACTCCAGGTGAGGACACCTGTAGCAGGAGTGTATGTCCCTACCGTGATCAGACCGATAGTCGCACTCGTCATCTGCCAACAAGGCTTCGTTCCGACACAGTTGAAGACGATAGGAGGTTGGTTCGCGGCAGTCGTCTGCGCGATAGGAAAACCATGGCCTGTCTGGTCATAGAGTGTCGCAAGAGTACAAGTCGTCGCATTACAGAAGGCAGAAGCAGTCTGACCGTTATCTCCTGGAGTTGAACAGTTCGCAGTATTTCCGATACCACCACTTCCGTCTGGAGCTACTGTGATGTCACAGGTATGTGAATCAGAGATTCTTAGGAAGTTCGCGATAGGCATATTACCTGTCGTGGCAACGTTAGTGTTATAGGCTCTGAGACCGTACCAGGCTTTATAACTAGCTAAATTCCCAGGACCTACATATGAAGACGTCGCCGAACTCGCACCGAGGAGTGAAAAGTTACTAGAATTCGCGTAAGCGTCTACACTTGGAAAGACCAAGAGAGCCACTATACTTAAGATTCTAGAGAGTTTCATTATGAACCTTTATAGCCTTGTGCGGCACAAGCGACAGAAGTCTGAGCCGTCGAAGAAGTAAATGTCAACGCAGTATTAGCGGCGACATCTAGAGGAACAGAGAAGGAAGGGTTGTTTCCGCCACCGGCAGGAACAATCAGACTTGTCGCGACACTGTCGTTGAGTGCTACAGTCACAGTGACGGCACTCGTGTTGAAACATTGCATCGAAGTGATGTACAACTTGACACTAGCGCCTGGAGAAGCGATGACAGTCGTCGCTGTGTTAGCGTTAGTCGTCGCATAGCCTTTAGCTGCAAGATCGGTAGGTGCAAAAGGAGCGGTGACGACACGACCTTCCTTAGAACACATCGGATCGACAGCCTGAGTATCGGCGACAGCCGTCGGAATTGCAGTAGCTGCACGACAACCGTCTCTTGTGACACCACCAGTCGCAGCAGCCCCTTGGACTTCTGCACCTTGCGTGAACCAAGAACTAGTCGATCCACCGGCATTCGGTGTGCCTTGATTGATAGCACCACCAGTTCCGCCGGTTACTTTAACGTTGAATGATCCGTCAGAATTAGGGGCCGTACAGTGTGTCGGTGAATTCCCGTCACAAATTACAGAGTAATAAGGCGGTGGGGATTTAGGAGGGGCAGCAAATGAGACGACTGGAAGTCCGAGTATCACCAGAACGCCACAGAGAACAGAGATGTTTTTCATATATTTTCCTATGTACTACGTGGTCTGGCAGGCGTTCTACGGAGACCGTCTTGAGAATTCTTAGTCTGGAACTTCGTCGTGTCTTCTTTATCGACACTCTTCTTTAGTTCCAGATATCGTTGGCGCATCAGAATATTCATCTGTGGAAGTCCTCTGGCTCTAAAGCTTTTGTCTAAATCTTTAAGAAACTGAGTCCCCCGAAGAGGACTCAGAATCTGTCGTTAGTAGAGAAGAGCCATAGGACCTAGGTTGACGGTATAGGTCGTAGCTGGAGTGAAGTTAGCCGAAGTCCCGAACACCCCTGTGACCGAACCTGTGACTAGCGGAGTAGTCGCAAAGGCAGGAGCAGGGAAGTTATAGGCGGCGAACGTCGCGGTGTTACCGTTTGACTGGACAGTCAAGAAGTAGACACCAGGGACGAGAGAGACAGTACTGGTGAACGGGATTTGCTGCCACGTATTTGCAGTACCGGCGAGAGTACCGGCGAGGGCAGACGTAGCGACGAGGACACCGTTGACGTCGTGGAGTTCGACGATCCAGTTGTCAGTCCCACCAGTCCCACCGACCTTGACCATGACGCCGGTAATGAGAGCTACAGGAGCAGCCTCGACGGCACCACCGTCAGCGGCAGACGGGTTAGGCGCTAGGACATCGAACCAACTGTAGTACCGAGTACCGGCGACCATAGTCTTGCTGGATGTCGTGTTGAAATAGTTGATGGCAGCCGCGAGAGGGAGGATGCCGATCTTTTCAGACTGAGGCTGTTGACCGCCTGAGAGGCGAGTGTCAGCAGGAAAGACTTCACCACCGTAGAATGCGGCAGCGTTTTGAATACCATTAGTTAGCCAACCGGGCATGTATAGATTCCTTTTGTTAGGTTGAAGTTGTTAATTGACCATCTCGACAGTCAGACCCTTGGCGACGATGTCACCGGCAGAGTCAGTCCCGTCAGTTCCTGTGACCTTGATCACGATGGCAGCCGTATCAGTCTCAGTACCAGTCGTCACGAGTGCGGTGACGTTAGTAGTATCGACTTGACCTTTACCGAACACGACTTGAGTACTTGAACCAGTCTTATAGACTTCAAGTTCGAGTTCCCAGCCTTTGTTGTTAGTTGCGGCAGTCAGGGTCGTAATTACAGCGGCCCCGAAATACAACTTCATAGTCTTGTTGTTAGCGTTAGCAGCGGTGACGCCCCAGGCTTTGATCTTGACGCCCTTCTTAGCGGCAGACAGAGTCTTAGCCGGAAGTGAGAAAGTCAAGAGGGTCTGTTCGGCCGTCCCTGCCGCTGTACCTGTAGATGTCAGGTTAGCAGAAAGCAACCCCTCAGGATTGATAGTGCTACCACCATTACCTGCGGCGATTGCCGGAGTAATAGCCCAGCGACCGCTGAAGATGTTATTGAGAGCATCGCCTGCGATGAGACGGAACCCGTTCGTGAATTGAGTATAATTAGGCGGGAATGCCATTACTCCTCCTTTTCTGGTCGGTCAATTTACTATGAGTCCAGAACAGTGACCGGCTTTCTGGTAGTATTGGAGGCGAAAGACTAGAATCGAACTGTCATCTGATGATTACAAAACACCCGTTCTGCCGTTGAACTATATCGCCTTATCGCCCTAACCATGCACCTTGTCCTGAAAAGACAGGCGCTGGCTTAGGTGGTTTTTCTGTGTCTGCTTTTCTCTTTCCCGTGATTCTTCCGAAGAGGTCTGTCAGTCCCCAGACTAGAGCGTCGACTCTGTCAGGTGAACCGAAGGCAGAAGACTTCAGATTGTCTATCGAGAAAGTCACCATCTGGTCTTCTAGTTTGTCTAGTCGACCGACGTGGTGGATACGGTGTTGTTCGTATAATGCCGAGATAGGTTCTGCCCGGACGTGCTTACCTCTAGAGGCGAAGACCGTCTTAATCGGGAGAGACCTGTCGACTGAACGGATGACTGATTCGACCATCTCACCGCCGTTGTTACGTTCTGCGATGATCCTGTCGGCGGAGTACTTCCGATATAGATGGACTGCCTTCCTTGCCCACTCGTCAGGAGTCCCCTTAGTCGTACCGTCTTCGAGGATATACCCTTGGATATACCCGTCGTTGTCTCTGGCTATCCCACAGACGATGATACCTGTCTCGTCAGAGTCTTCTTCAGAGGAGACAGCCGGATCAATCGCTACGACGATACGTTCGAGGTCAGGAAGGTCTTTCGGAAGTATTCTCGTGACTTCTATGTCTTCTCTTGAGAATAGTGAACCTGGGATGTCATCAAGGACTTCACCTTCGAGTTCCTGACGACCGAGACGTGTACCACCATACCGTTCTTGTATTTGACGTAGAAATGGTTCAGCGAGGTTTGCCTTGTTGTCAAACGTACTTCCTCTTGTTACGACAGTCCTAGGATCAGAGATCAACTTCTTGATGAGAGGAATTGGTCTAGGAGTCGTAGTCACTATTTGTCGTGGATGCTTCCCGAGGCGGAGACCGAATTGTCCTTGGTCCCAAGTCTCTTGGGCGTATTGATACTTCGCGAGTTCGTCCCACCATGCTCCGTCGTGGTTAGGTCCTCGGAGTTGGTCTGGTTCGGTCGCGTTGAAGAGGGTCGCCGTAGCTCCGTTCTTCCAGGTGACTCGACGTTTAGAAGGTTCGTAGATAGGACGGAAGTCTTTAGGGTGGCAGGCTAGGAGACCGGCAGGTCCTTCGACCATGACGTCTCTGGCGTCTGACGCAGTCTCAGCGATGAGAGCGATGTGTTGACACTGGTTCCCTGAGAGTGGTGTGTCTCCACAGACCCATTTACGGATAGTCTCTGAACCAGTTCTAGACTTACCGAAGCCCCGACCCGATAGAATGAGCCAGGTGTCCCAGTCAGTCCTGTCTGAGGCGGAGCCTTCTGTACCGGGTTCGAGTTGAGAAGGTCTCGCCCAGAACGGCCAGTGGTAATTTAAATTTGCTTTATCTTCAATAGAGAGTTTAGAAAAAAATTCAACACGCTCTTCTTCTGAAGCTAATACAAGAATTTGAGCTGGACTAATTTCTGACATATTCTTCTATGGAATGGACCCACGCTGAAAGCTCTTTATTTAGTTTTACATAATCGAAATGTTTTTCTTTTTCTTTAAGTTTTTCGATTTCTCGTTTAAAGGCTTTCATTCCAGGGTATTTCTGTCTCCAAGAGACCCTTTTTGGATCAATTAAATTTTGATCTCTAGAATGGTATTTCCCTGATGCATAGTCACGATTATGTCTTTCTCTTTCACAAAATATACAATGAGCACTTATTACTCGTCGTATAGAAAGATGACCGTTTTTACAAGGTTTTCCATAGTAATACTTTTCACCAGCAGCTTTTGCTTCTTCCCAAGTATCATGCATCTTTTCCACCAACAATTTTTAGTGGATGTTTAGAACGTTCTACGAGAGAATTAATTGCATCGTCCAATTTTTGAGCATCTTCTTCTACTTTTTCATACTTGATTGCTTCACCGTCTTTACCTGAGATTTCATGTTTCTCGACGAACATCCCTAGATGTCTGGCGATGAGTTCGAGACCTCTGAGGGCTGCGTTAGGGTTGTAAGTGTCGTCTTTCTCACAGTCGTCGATGATCTTCATGACGCGCTTGATGACGACGTCCTTCGTGATCTGAGACTTCCTAGCCCTCTCGCCCTGGATCAACTCGATAGCGAGGACGATGTTCTCGTTCTTGAGGAGTTGGTGGGCGATCTGGGCTGGGTGTTCTGACTTCGACCCTGCGTTGACGACTGACTTCGTCCCGTCTAGAGAATCGAGATACTCGATGACGAAGTTCCGTTGGAACTCTGTCATATACTGGAGGAGAGACTGTGGGTTCTTGTAAGGACGACCTAGATTATAGGCTTCACGGGCTTCGGCGAAGACCTTCTTACCTAGGGCATTCCGAGGTTGAGTATAGTCTGATCTCATATGTTGTCTCTCTGGGGGATGTCGATACAGTCACTGTAGACGTATCGGACTTTGTCGTTCTTCTCTATCTCAGTCTTGACTCTCAAGGCTTCAGAGAGACAGGCTTCTTTAGTCGTGAAGACGTCAGTCAGTACCTGGGGTCCTTCTTCTTGGACACCGTAAGTGAATATCGTCAATATGAGGACGAACGTATGCATCAGGGGATCAGGGATCC